AATCGAATTAAGGTATCCATATCAAATATACCTAAAGCTGTCAAACCCATCCCGGGTATTCAAGATTCTTTAATTACTCGTTCTGGTAGGGTATTTTTGAAAGAACTGGGTGTTTGGTATGAAATAATACCTAAGATTAATAAAGGTAGGTTAAGACTTACCATTCGAGGAAAAAATTGGCCATTACATAGATTATTAGCTTTAGCTTGGATTATAAACCCCAAACCCAATGAGTATAATATAGTTAGACATTTAGATGATAATCCCTTAAATAATAAATTATCTAATTTAAGATGGGGTACTCCTAAGATGAATACTTCTGATTGTATACGTAATGGGAATTTCTTTTTACCCAAGCCTCGGTATGGTAAAGAGAATAATCTATATGGTAAAAGAGGTTCTAAATCCCCTCGGTCGGTAGTTACTAAAGAAGTTCATACTTGTATCATGTATTTACATCGGTTAGGTTATAATAAACGAAGTTTAAGTCGTATCTTGTTATTACACCCAAATACCATTAATAGAGTACTTAATAAACCTCAGGATTATGAATACTAAACGTTCCCCATCTATCCATATAACTAAGTCTCAGTTTGAGGAAATATTAAATACCTTAGAGGTAGATAACTTCCCAGTTGAGGCTTTTTTTGTTATTGCTCGAAAGGAGGCAATAAATCATAGAGCAGTCTTAGTTTCTAACAATAAGAATACTAAGAAAGTTTCTAACATTTTACTAGCATCCAAGGGAGATGCTGCCCTTGTTGCTGATATTTTATACGCAACTCGTATAAAGTTAAAGCATAGGGGAGTTCGTAAAATAAATGAGAGTAATTCCCGAGAATGGGCAAATTGTAAAAAGCTTGCAGAAGTATGTAATACCTTTTGTGAAGATTTTAAATTTGATACCCGGGAAGGTTTTATTAAATACATTGAGACTGGGTTAAAGAGAATGACTGATTATCGTAATGTTATGCAAAGGTTATTATCCATGCAGGAGAACATTACTAATCAGGTAGATGCTGAGATAGAATTACAACATTCAGATTTAGAACTTACTAAAGAGATACATGATTATTTCATAGGTAAGATTGCTAAGGCAACTGGTATATATGAGTCTTATGAAAATCAACCTGAGAAGTATGTACACTTTGCAAAGGTAGGCGAATTCCTAAAAGAGGAGGGCTGGGATTATAAGACATTCATAGATGCTCAGTTTGAATCTCTTGCATGGTGCAATGGGTTACCAGATATTGCACAAATGTATACGGATAAAGCAATTGAAAGATACAATAAGTATTTATATAAATATAAGAATAAACAACTTCTTGGAGATGAACCCACAGTAGAGGGGAGTCTTTGGGATTCTATAAATAACTAAATGTATGAAAGGTTTACAATTTTTCGGAAACAGAGTAGAGGATGCAGCTAATGCTTTTATTGATGTCCTCAAGTATTCAGACCAATCGGTAACTTATCCAGATTTTAAGGATATCGAACCATGGCCTGATGAGATAATTAATATGTTCTATGTGATTTGGAAGAATGCCAAGTTTTCAGAACTAAGTGCAATTATTATGTATACCCAACAGTCTTCTAGATTCGAGGAGGTATCAGAATTGATGTTGGGTATTGGTTTGGTAGAGATTAGGCATCTTGACAAGATATCTGATTTCTTACAAAGGGCAGACCCATACGAGGATTACTCTACCATGAATATTAATCCTACAATTGAGATTGGTTCTACTTGGGAACAAGCTTTAAAGATTGCTTTGAATTCCGAGATAGAAACTATTGGTCACTACAAGAAAATCCAAAGAGCCATTGCTCAATACGAGGAACGTCCAGATTACGATGATGTGAATTATTTCCTTGAGAAATTGATTGCCGATGAGGAACATCATATCAAACTTCTTAAGGAAGCAATGGGCATGGATAAAGCCACTAAGGGTGTAACGGTAATTATCAAATGAGTAAGATAATTATTCAGAATGGGAATATGTGCGAACTTGACTTACCTCTTAAGTTCGCACAGAAACTTTATAATGAGTTTGCCATTCGACATCCGAATGCTTTCTACTTACGTACAAGGCAAAGAGGTATGCAGAATTGGGACGGTAAGATTCATTACATCACCAAGACTGGGCAATTTAAAATAGGTTTACTTCCCAAAGTATATGATATGTGTATTGAGATGGGGATTAAACCTAAAGTTGTAGATATGAGACAACCTTTACCTAAAGTCAGTAAAGTAGTTACGAATATAGGCAAATATAAATTAAGACCAGAGCAAGAGAAAGCTGTTAAGTCTGTTATTAATAATCGAGTAGGAGATATACCTTTTCATATAGGTGTGTTAGATTATACCGTTAATGCAGGCAAAACCCTTATCATGACTTCTCTTTATTTATCCTATAAGAAGCAGTTAAAGACTTTGCTAATAACTAATGATTCCGACTGGTTAAACCAAGCTAGAGAAGAATTTAAGCAATACCTTCCCGGAGAAGATATCACTTTTGTTCAAGGCAAGGTTTTAAACTGGAGTAACTTTACTATAGGTATGGTTCAATCTATTTCGAGAAATATGAGATTCTATCAAAAGGAATTATCTCAAATAGATATGGTACTTATAGATGAGGCTGACCAAGGGGGAAGTAAGCAATATCAAAATGTAATCACTCGGTTATTTAATACCAGAATTCGTATAGGATTATCTGGTACGATTTATATGAGTAAGCTTGCTAAGGATAGGGTTAAGAATATGAACTTAGAATGTTTCTTTGGTAAAGTACTTGCTGAGTTCAAACTCAAGGATTCCATCAAAAAGGGTTACTCAACAAAAACAATCGTAAAGATGGTACCCGGTAAACCTTGGTATGGTAATTGGGAATCTGATTGTATATCCTATAAGGAGATATATGATGATTCTATTACCGAAAATAATACCGCGTGGACCATGGCTTATAATCGATTACGATGGAACCTTAATCAAGGCAGATACCCTGCTCTCGTAGTATGCAAGCATATTGCACATTGTGAAAATCTATATAAATTCTTTAAAAAAGAACTGGGCGATGCCTATAATATTGCTTATGTGCATGTTAATACTCCTTCTAAGTTAAGACAACAAATAATGAAGGATTTTAGAGAAGGTAAAATAGATATCCTGGTATCAACTACAATCATTGCTCGAGGTAAAAACTTCCCTAAGCTTAGGTACTTACTTAATGCCTCAAGTATGGATTCACAAGAAAAATCCATTCAATTCCTTGGTCGTTTGGTAAGAACCGATGAATCTAAAAATAAGGTATACCTTGATGACCTTCACTATCCTGGTCCTTATTTAGATAGGCATGGTAAACATCGGAAGCAATATTATCAGAGACAAGAATTGAAAGTAATATTGTTAGATAAGCTATGGAAGAAACATCCTAACCATAGCCTTATTAAGAGTTAACTAGAAGTACTATGAGTATTTACTTTTTCTCCGTAGGAGGAAAAGAAGATTACAATTAATAAGCATATAGGCATTATGAATAATGATAAACTAATATGTATCAGAGATGAGGATGATACTAAACTAACTACTCTATTATCAGAGGGTTGGAAGATAATCCAAATCTCTGCATCCGGTATTTATTGCTGGGTACTTTTAAGGAAACCCAATAACACTAAAAAGAAAATCAAAGGCTTTCAGTGATGGAGAAATATATTTTAATTACAGCGGTTATTATTATGATAATAATACTCGCTTTAGACTTCATACTTTCTAAGGATGGCTATCAATGCCATTCATGTAAGAAACGTTTTCATAAAAAGGATTTGGAAATTAAGGGATGGCATTTCAAGGAATGGGTCTGTCCCAATTGTAAACACCTTAATTATACTTATGATGAGGAAGATTAAAGAATGGTTTAAGTCTCTTGTTGTTGGGGAGGTACATAATCCTAAACATGTATTCAACTGTAGAGATTTGATATGGATATCAAGCTTGGAAACTTCTCAAAATACTCCCAAATGCTTTACTCATTATTTCTATCTGTACTGGAGTAATGGTATGGTAGTCAAAGTATGTCAAGAGAGTCATGATAGAAATTCATACCCAGACTTATATAAACTCAGGGAACTATTTATTAATAACATCGGTTATTCCTATGTTCCCATAGAAGATAACAGTGAGATATACATTTATTTATTATAAACGTAAAAAAGACATATAATGGCTAAGAAAAAGAAACAACTTCCTGACTTATCGAAGCAAGATATCCTTACTCCCATAGATGTTAGTACTCTGGGAACTAATGGAGACCCTTGCTTCGGTATTGGGTATGATTTATCCACAAAAGAGTGTAAACTATGCGGAGACTCAGAACTATGTGCATTCAAGATGTCTCAGAATTTGAACCTCACAAGGAAAGAGCTAGAACAGAAGAATCAATACAAGGATTTGGATGTATTAGAAGATACGGTTGGTATCAAGAAATACATCCGAAGCTTGATTCGGAAAGGGAAAGACAAAAAAGAAGTTATTACCAAAACCGTTGAGAAATTCGAAGTACCAAGAAAACGTATTAGAGAACTTTATAAAGAATGTACTAAATAATGAAACCAATAGAGATGATATGGGCTATGTTCAAGGTATACCTTAACAACCCAAACTATTTTGTAAAGCAAGAAGATGTACTTGCTAGTTTGTGTATGGAAGGTTCTACTGATGTATTAAGAATGTGTAATTCATTGGGAGTACATGTTTCCAGACCTGAGAAATTAACCTTTGGACAACTTTTACATAAATGCAATATATTATGAACAGATTCAGATTTATCAAAGTAAGGGAGGTAGTATCTCCCAACAGAGCAAACCCAAATGATGCTGGGTTAGATTTTTATGTACCAACCAACCTGACTTCAGAGGATATCCATTCTAAAAATGAATTTGATTCAGGAGGATATGATTTGGATATACCTTTTAGTGAAAATTTCATAAGGCACATAGCTTTACAACCTGGTCATAGAATACTCATTCCATCTGGTATCAAAGTTTTGCTAGAACCTCCTGCATCTATGTTAATGGCAGCAAACAAATCTGGTATAGCTACTAAGAAAGGGTTAATCTTTACTGCCGAGATAGTAGATTCTCCTTATGTTGGAGAGATACACATTGGAGTATATAACACTTCTCAAGAAATCCAGATTATCGAGGCTGGTCAAAAGCTGGTACAATTTATTCATGTACCTATATATATCACCGAGTCAGAAGAAATTCAGCAAGAAGAATTCTATTCCGAATCTCAAATGTGGGGAAGTAGGGGAGGAAAAGGTTTTGGTTCATCAGGAAGTAAATAATCATGGACATCAGGAATATAAATGAACAAGTGCCTCAGGTAGAAGAAACTGAGGCACGGATATTACAAGAAATGTATGTTCTTGGGATAGAGCAATTCTCTGGGTATAAATCCATAGAAAAGCTACCAGATTATCCATTAGATATAAATAATCCAAAGAGCCAAGTTATTCTAAAGGATTTTATTGGTAGAGTTATTGAAGAGTTAACTGAAGGATTCGAATCTACCGATGAAGTAGTATCTATATATTGTGATTATGGATGGAATAATGATTGCTTAACCTCAGAAGAATACACTCAGGTATTAAATCATCTAGCAAATGCAAATGAGGAACAAGCAGATGCCTTGGGATTCTTCTTTACTTTGCTTTTGTATTCTAATATATTGCCAGAAGATATTCTGAAATACCAAGATGCAAAGAGTTTATTTGAGGTAATGGCAATTGGAGTCAAAGACCTACTCATCAAGTACCCAGATCATCGAAGTGTAAGGAAATACCCTATACTAAGTCCAACTGATTGGGCAAGAGAAGATAGAGAAGAATATGATAAGATAGTTTCTTATACCCCAGGTTTTCATGAAATGAGCGAGATATCTCATGAAAATGAGAAGCTATATTTATGGGAAGTAATATATGAACTTAATAAAGCAAGGAACTTCCTTAAATGTAGACCCTGGAAACAAACTCAAGTGATGACCAAAGAAATAGATTTTCAGGAATCTTTGGTAAAGTCATTCTATCTCTATATGGGATTCTTAGCCATGAATGGGTTTACTCCTTGCGGATTGTTTAGTTTATTCTTTAAAAAACAACGTCTCAATTTATGGAGACAAAATACTAATTATTAGTAACTAATTAAAAATCAGCCAGTTATATGTCGGGTTGGAATAAGAAATTAGAGGGACTTCAGCTTAATACGGAGGAGTCCCTCCATTCGTTAGAATTTGCTACTTCACAAGAGGCATGGGAAAAACTCAATGAGGGATTCCTAAGATTAGACCCAATCCTATTTGGGAAAGGAGCTATGGCCAATAGTGGGGTAGCAGTAGTGTATAACGTATTTATAAAAATACGAAAAGCATGGGTAGACCCAGAATTTGATTATGGGCGGTGTTTCAATTACAAAGAAACTAAGTGGACTAGCTTATTGAATAACTACATAGATTTTAATAAGCTTGACTTGTTGCGTAGTAAACTGAGAGTACTGAGAAATAAGTACAATCAGAATTACAATATAACTTATATGTTCAACAATCATCATGATAATGGTAAACAATGTCTAATAGCTGCTACATTCTCCAAACGATTTGGGGAAGACATACCTGTTATTACAATGGTAATCAGGGCATCAGAAATAACAAAAAGGTTAATCTTCGACTTCTTACTAATACAACGAATGGCGGAATATGTGTACGGACCAGAACAATCAGTACAAATCAATTTATTTGCCACTCAAATGTATGGGAATGTAGAAACCCTTCTGATGTATCATACTCATAAACCTTTGAAGAAGGTACTTAAGGGAGCAGAAGAAAATTCGTGGAATAAAAGAGTAAAAGAAATATGGAAGAAATTTCAGGATGGTACAGAGAAAGACTTCTCTTCATTCAAGGTATTCTTTAGAAGTTTTAAAGTACTCAGACCAGATTTATATGAGGAAACATATAAATCAATGAAAGCAAAAGAATTACTTCTTGAATATGAGGATATAGAATATCCGGAGAATGTAATTTCTTACTCTCAACGTAAAGCATATAAGAAGAAACTTTTAAAACAAAAGAACAATGGAAGCTAAGGAATTTTTAAATCAGAAGCGTATAGGATTAGTAAACAAATTCTATTACCAAGTTTTTGAGATTAAAAAGAACGGTAAAGAACCCGATATACCCTTGTTAATAAAAGAGATAGAGGATTTTGACCATTTTGTATACCGCTACTGGCATATGACCTGGGTTAATTCTACAATGTCATACAATTAAATAATTTATACTATATGAGGATTTATTCGAACAGTTTTGAGTTAATGTCAGAAACTGGCAGAGAACTCAACAGTTATGGGCAATTGGTAAAACCCAAAACCTATCAGAACAAAGTAATTGAAGGTAATGAGGATTTTATTACAAAAGAACTCATTTGTCAACAATATTGTTTAACTTCATTGGGAGACCCAGTATGGTTATTCGTATTTTCTCATTCAAAAGAATGGGCAGATGCTGAGTTTCAGGAAAGAATTGGTTGGTATGGTTGTAATCCGGGTAAAGCTTGGGAATTGAGAAAAGATTTATGGGAACAATTCCTGGTAGAAGGTCCAAATGGGAAAGAATTTGATTATACTTATCCTGAAAGGATTTGGAATTATTTAAGTGATACTGGTAAGTTAGCTTTAGAAGAGGTAATCAACCTTCTTAAAAGGGATAATGATACTCGTAAAGCAGTACTCCCTATATTCCATGGTTCAGACTTATGTTTCCTTGATGGTAGTAGACGTATACCTTGCTCCATGTATTATGATTTCCTTATCCGTCCGAATGGTAAAGGTGAGAAGGTATTACATATTTGTTATCACCAAAGAAGTTCTGACTTTGTTACTCACTTTGGTAATGACGTATACCTCGCATGGAGATTTATGGAATATGTAGCTAAAGAGGTAGGAGTAAAACCAGGCTACTTGTATCACACAATCGATTCTCTCCATGCTTATAAGAAAGATTGGTTAGCATTAGCATCTAATCTGGAAGACTTACAAGAGAAATACTAATAAATGAGGGATGGTATCCATCTACTACTGGTGGGTATGTCCCTTTTTCTATTTATAAATATATGAAGAAAAAACATGTATCATCTTTTCCAGTAATCTTGCGTAAAAGGTTCATGGATAATATACCTGGATTTTCTGGTTATTATGTTTCTAAACGAGGTCGGGTATATACCAGAAGAAGAGTTGGATTAGGTAGAAAATCTAAAACTGGTGTTGGAGATTTAAACAGAGTGGGTTATTGGAGGGAATTAACTAGAATAACTAACCATAAGGGATATTATAGGTTAGTAATACAGGATGATTTCCGTAAAAGACATTATGTACAAGTGTCTAGGTTGGTAGCTTTAGCTTATATACCTAACCCATTAAATAAACCATTTGTATGTCATAAAGATAATAATCCTAAGAATAATTTTTATAAAAATCTTTACTGGGGTACTCAATCTGAGAATATTCAACAATGTGTTAAAGATGGGAGACATCAATCATGCAAACTAGATATGTAATTATTAAGAACAAACGTATGCTTAAAAAAGTTATTGAACTATGTAAGTATACCGGATATGCCAGTGTGGATTATGAAACTGATGGTTCACCCATATATAATAGGAGTTTTAAGCCAACTATACTCTCAGTATCCTGGATGCCAGGGTTTGGTGCTTCCATTCCTTTAGACCATTTCGAAACAAAAGATTATACATCTCCAGGGTGGAATTGGAAAAAGATGCTAAGGAAATTTGGGGAAGAGGTAATTGAGAATTATGAGATAACCAAGGTTGCATGGAACTGGAAATTTGATGACCAGATAAACCAGAAATATCAAATATTCTATAGAGGTACTTGTTTAGATGGTATGCTTGCAAAATATCTACTAAACGAGGAAAAACCTAATGATTTAAAATCAATGGTAAGAAGGTATTTACCAGAGTATGATAATTATGAGAAGCAAGATGCTTTTGATAAAATACCTTGGGATAAAAAAGAGTTAGACCCACTTTGCCATTATGGATGTCAAGATACGGATTATACTCTTAGGTTAATGATATTCTTTGAAAAGAAGCTGATTGACCTTGGTTTGTACAGTACATTTCGTAATCTTATAATGTCTGCTTCAAGGGTATTAACTTCCGTAGAAAAGAATGGGTTATTTGTAGATAGGGAGTTTAATAAACACTTACTGGAAACTTATAAACCAAAAATTGATGCTGCTAGACAAGCAATATATGATTTACCAAGAGTAAAGAAATTCGAAAAGAAGTATAACCAAGAAAAGATTGATAAATATATTCAATCTATCGAAGCTGAACTTGAGGAGCTAGATTATAATGATCCAAAAGATAAACGAAAGATTGTATCAAGGGAACAGAAAATCTCAAATATCAAGGCTGGTATATTCACAACTAAAAAGGAACAAGAATTGATAAGACCTATCAATTTGGGTAGTCCAGTTGATTTACCTGCATTGATGTATTCGGAAGAAGGTTTTCATTTTGAGGTAATTAAGAATAATGAATCCGGTAAACCAAGTACAGATGAAGAGACTCTTACTAATCTAAGGTTAACCGTTAAAAAACCAGATTCACCCAAGGCAATATTCTTAGATAGGCTTCTTGAATTACGAGGGTTAGAGAAAATGTATAAAACCTATATAGAGGGTTGGAATGAGAAAGTTCAGGATGATGATAGATTACATGGGAGATTCTTAATCCATGGAACTACATCCGGAAGATTATCATCAGCAGAACCGAATGCTCAACAAATTCCCAAGACATCCGTAGACCCTAATATTAAGTTACAATTAAAAGCTCCCAAGGGAACTCTTTATATCGCTAGTGACTTTAGTCAGGCAGAATTAAGAATTATGGCTCACCTATCTGGAGATGAAACTTATCTTAATGCTTTTAACTCTGGTCAGGATCCACACTTGGCAATTGCCGCTACTAAATATCATGTTCCCTATGAGGAAGCTTTAAAAATATACGAAGATGAAAACCACCCTGAGCATAAAATATGGAAGGTAAGGAGAAAGCAAGCTAAACAGATTGCATTTGGACTTATTTATGGAATCGGTGCAAAATTACTAGCAGTTAAATTATCTGATCCAAAATCTGGTATTATAGTTACACCAGAAGAAGCACAAAAGGAGATGGACATATTCTTTGGTCAGCATCCCAAGTTAAAAACCTTTTTAAAGAAACAAGAGAAATTCCTTAGAAAGAATGGGTACTTAGTTTCTTTATTTGGTAGAAAACGAAGATTACCACAAATTTATTCTTCAGATAAAGGAGAAGAAGCTTATGCTTTACGACTAGCATTAAATTTCCCTTGCTTATTACCCTCATCTCAGGCTCTTAGTAAAACTAAGGGATGGGTAAATTATGAAGATTTAAAGGTGGGTGATGAGGTATTAGCTTTTAATCGGGACATAGGAGAATCAGAATGGCAAAAGGTTGAAAGGGTAAATGTATTTGATTATGATGGAGATATGATTCGATTAAAGACAAAACATCTAGACGTATTATCAACTCCAGACCATAGATGGGTAGTTACTAAACCAAATAAGATATCTAAATTAGATAATACCGAAGTATTAACTTCTGAAGAATTATATAATTCAGATAAACCTTATGCTATCCCAATAAGAGCTCCTCATAATAATCAAGTGAAAGCTAGATATTCGGATGCTTATGTAGCTTTTTTAGGTTGGTATCTTACTGATGGTCATCTGAAGAATGGTAACATAGTAAGAATATGTCAGAGTAATACTGCAAATCCTCACAAGGTAGATATCATTGATTCTATCATGGAAGAATTAGATGTAGAATTCTCCCGTAGAGAAAAGAATCAAGTGATATGGGAAATAAGAGACCCAGGATTTGTTTATAAACTTAATAGGTTAGTTCCTGAACGTAAGTTAAATATGAAGTTATTAACTCGATTAACTAATCCTCAATTAAGTATCTTATTAGAGAATATGAGATTAGGGGATGGTTGGTCGGTATGGGCAACCGGAGATAAAACTCAAGGAGAATTACTTCAGGCTTTGGTAGTACTTTGTAACAACACCTCAAGTATGTATGAATTATCCCATGAAGGTGACATATTTTATTTTAAAGATAAGAAACCAAGTAAATATGGTCAAGAGTTTGTACGGGCCACTAAAACTAGTTATGGAGTAAAATTCTCTAATTTTAGGAAATCAGTAAACACCAAGAATACTTACAATTTAGAGAATAATTTAACGAAAGAGAAGTATGTAGGTAAAGTATGGTGTCCTACTGTAAAATCTGGGGCTTTCTTTACAAGGGTAATTGGTGAAGATAAACGATATAGAACTTTAATCACTGGTAATTGCCAGTCTGCAGCTTCAGATATGTGTCTGTTTGGTAGTATTTTAATTTATTATCTTATGAGGCAGGGCAAATTACCTCCAACTAAATCTGTATGCTTAGTTCATGATGCTAACTATCAGATTACTAAACCTGAGAATATAAATATTTGGAGTATCTACGAGATGTGGCAAATTTATAGGAACCCATTAACTAAGCCATACTTCGGCTTTCAGATAGATGATGTCACAATGGACATGGAGTTTGTTATTGGTAGGTCAATGGCAGAAGAATTACCCTTTATACCCGGTTATGATTATAGAAAGATGTTAGAACCAGATTTCTCGGTAGAAGAATATATGGAAGAACATAAGAAATATAAACATATACCTATATCAGAATATAAGAAACGTTTTAATAAACAAATGAAGCAATATGAAAAAGATTTTAAACGGTCCCACAGTATGGAGAGCTAAATGCCCTTACTGTGATTGTGAATTCGAATATGATTATTCAGAAGTGGATTCACATACTTTTACAGATTATAAGGTGGTTAAATGTCCTGGTTGTAATAGGTATCTTCATCATAAAGACAATGCTAAATCTACTACAGAAGCGAAAAGAGAGGATACTATGTCTACATAAATAATAAAAAATTTATGGAATTATGGCAACACAGAAAGAGATTGATAATGCAAGCAAATTAACTGCCCTTACTTATATGGTTGCAGGGTGTTTAGGTTATTCTATCGAAAACCTATTTGCATATTTGGATGCAGCTAACTTAAAGCTGAGTGGACAAGAGAAGATGTTATTCAATCGGTTAAAGGTACAATTATCTCAAGTACAAACTAACTTAAGTACTTTAGAAGGATTAGCTTTTAAAGTAATGGCTACAGATGAGGATGGTAAACTTGCTTATGAGGATGCCACCCATATTTATTGGGCTGCATTTTTGGCATTACTCGATAGAGGTGGTACCGATAACTTATGCAACTTAAGATTAATGGCTTTGGTAGATAAGATAAGCATCTATAAATCTCTTCTTAATTTGCCCGGTATGAAACTCTCTTATCAAATGGCTTTTGCTCAAGTAACTAAAGCAATAAGCAAAGGGGAATTTAGTAAAGAAGACTTTAAAAACCTATTAGAAGTTTATGAAGACGGAGCTAAAAAAACTAAAGGTTAAATTTGAGGGTAAACTTATTGAGATTGATATCCAAAAGGAATTATCTATCAATGAGAATATTATTAATTCTCAGCTACGAGAGTCTCCTTCTAGTTATTATGTACTTGCTTCTTTGAGAGATAAATATATAAAAGAAAGGGATGCTCTAGCAAGGGAAAAAGAAGAAGCTTATTCGAATGCCTGGTTATATTATAAGGATGCCAATGAAAGATGGAATAACGAATATGTATCACATAAGGCAAACCTTAACAAGAAATACTCTTCTATCAATGAAAGGTATTTAAAAGCCGTAGAAAAAGCAAATAAGTTCATAACTATATGTAAGTGCTATGAGTCACGCGAAAATATATTAAGAACTATTAATGCGAACCTAAGAAAGGGTTAACCCATTGAACTATAAACAATTACTAACTTTTAAAACAGTATTAGAATATGAATTATTCAATGACATTTATCTCATCTCTTGTAGCTGAGAAGTTTAATCAAGAATTACCTGGATGCCCAACAGAGAACCGGGTACTTATTTTATCTCCAAAGGAGGTAAACCAAACTAAATCTGGTTTGATTATCCCTGAACAAGTAAAAGAGGGAGTTCCTCGTAAAGGGGTTGTAGTAAAGAGTGGGGAAATTACTGAAGAATACAAAACCTACCGAGAATTGGTTGCTGTAGGTAGAATAGTTACCTATGGTTTGTATGCAGGTAAAGAACTTGAATTCGAAACGGAAAAACTTTCTCCTGCTCTCAAACAGCTTTTAGAGAAAAACGTTCTTACCGTATTGAGTATGAACGAAGTAGTTTACTCGGAACCGAATAATTAAAACTAATAATTATGATAAAAGACAAGAAGAAAAAGAAAGTTTCATCAGAGGGACTTTCTACAAAAGAAAAGATGCTAGCTAGAAAGAAACAGCTAGAATCCAAGGTAAATGGTAGTGGGTTAGTATATCCAAAAGAGGGAACTCTGAGGATGAGAATTAAATCTCCGGGTGATGACCAAGAATTGGGTATCGAAATTATTCAATTCTACCTGGGTGGCAATTTGGGAGGAGTTATATCTCCGGCTACTTTTGATGAACCTTGCCCCTTCATGGAGAAATACCAAGAATTGAAAAACTCCAAGGATGAAGATGACAAGGAACTTGCCAAGAACCTGGTACCAAGAAGAAGATATGTTATCGGTGGTATCATTTACTCAGATGAAAAGGGTAGTAAGGTAGATTACGAAGGCAAAGATAAGGGAGTTTTAGTTCCTCGCTCAGTATACCAGGATATCATTGACCTTTACCTTGATGAAGATGAGGCAGGTGATATGACAGATCCAAAAACTGGATACGATATCAAGGTAATTCGTTCCGGGTCTGGTAAACTAGATACCACTTATTCTGCCCGTGCTTGCAAACCAACTAAGTTGGACAAGAAATATCAAGGTACAATTGACCTTGAGGGGATAGTTCGTTCTCAAATCAAATCCTATGATGAGTTGGAAGATTTACTTTCACAGTATCTAAACGAAGACCATGGGGATGACGATGATGACGATAAGTCAAAGAAGAAAAAGAAAAAGGGAGTTCACAAAGACCATTACATGGAAGATGATGAACCTAAGAAAAAGAAAAGAAAATACAAATCGGATATTTAAGGGTTAGTAATAGGGTTTCATTCGAAGGTGGTAATTAGATTCGTTCGGTTATCACCTTCTTTAGTTTAAAGACATTACATTATGGCAAAGAAATCTAAGGTTGGTTTAAAAGTACCAACAGCAAATGAGATGGCAAAGAAATATGGGAGTATGATTAAATTAGCTTCAGAAGTAACTGATACCGATTTATATATACCCTCTACTTTCTTTGCTTTGAACTACTTATTCGGTAAGGGTATTCCTTATGGTAAAATCGTTGAGATTGCTGGAGAGGAATCCTCTGGTAAATCTTTAGTGGCTTATAACTTTGCTTATGCTACTCAACAACTTGGAGGTCATGTGATATGGGTAGATGCTGAACAATCCTGGATGAATTCATGGGCTGAAATCAATGGAGTAGACCCTGCAAGAGTAACTATTGTTAATGATACCCGTATTGAATATATTGCAGACGTAGTAGCAGACTTAGCAATTTATTTACGTTCTCAATTAACTCACAATGAACCGATACTCTTAGTAATCGATTCCATTGCAGCTACTGACTGTACTGATAATATAGATGCTAAGATGGTTGATGGTAAGGCAGAGATGGGAGGTAGAGCAAAGGCTCTTTATAAATACTTTCGTATCAGAAGTGAATTATTCTACAAACTGGGAGTATCTCAGATTTATATTAACCAATTAAGAACTGCTTTGAATGTCGGATTTGGAAAAGATAACACAACAACTACAGGAGGTGCAGCACTTAAGTTCTACGCTTCAATCAGAGCTGCTTTCTATTCAGGAAGGTCTGTTACCATTAAACAAAATGGGAAAGAAAGGAAAGCTGGGAAACTTGTCACTATCAGACTTATTAAAAATAAAGTTGCTCCTCCTCGACCTACAATCAGCAAATGCCCTGTATATTTCAATCCTAAATTCCACGAAGTCGGGTTTGACAGATGCTATGCTTTGGAAGATGTATTGGTAGATACCGATGTAATCGAAAAAACTACTGGTGGGTATAAATTGAAAGGTAAAACTCTTGCAAGAGGGGAAGAGAAATTCCAAAAGCTTTTGGAAGAAGACGATGAACTTCGTAGAAAACTTTTACGGAAAGCCGGAGTAAATACCATAGGTACTACTAAAAAGCAACTGGAGAAAATAGAAACAAATCTATTCCCAGTCGATGGTGTAGAATATGAAAACTATTCAGATTCAGAAGAGGAGGAGGAAGACGATGAATAAGAAAGAGGTAGAAGGTATAGAGGAAGTAATTAAAGAGTACCTTAAGAAAAATTTGAGAATGGAATCTAGGGTTAGGTATCTAGATGCTTATAGCTCGCCAGAGAATTATTTAGATGTATATCTTGGAGAGGAAAAGATTCAAGAAGTTTCACTTTATGAATTAGATTTTGGACGATGAGCAAGAAAACAATATTACTGATTGATGGAGAGAATATTCTCCATCAGTCTTTTCATAAGTTCGAAAAACTTAAATCTACCGATGGCAAACCGAGTGGGGCAATATTCGGATTTTTCAAATCTCTACATATGTATCTTACAAGGTTCGAACCGGATGAGGTTTATGTTTCATTTGATAATGGTCATTCACCAGTAAGGATGGAGTTATTACCAAATTACAAGGGCCATAGGAAAAACATATCAGTAGATTATGAATCATTGCAAAAGCAAAAGGCAATTATAATAAAAATGCTGGGTATGATAAGAATTAATTATATCTTTGATAAAAAGAAATCTACAGTATATGAAGGAGATGACTTCTTAGCATACCTTGCAATTAAAAAATTCCAATCCGAGAAAATGATACTTATATCATCGGATAAAGACTTTAATCAGTTGCTTACAAATAACCTGAGGATATATAATCCCAGAAAAGATGAGATGATAAGAATGGATAACTGCAAAGAATTATTCGGTTATCATTCTCATGAAACGGTAGAGTACCTTGCAATGGTTGGAGATACTTCTGATGATATACCAGGGTTTCCGGGTATAGGCCCAGTAAAGGCAAGAAAAATCCTTGATGAGGGTAGAATTGAGAAGTTTATTGCCCAGAGTAAGAATAAAGAATATCTTCAAATATGGAAAAGGAATGAACAGTTAATCGACCTTTTCTGGTTTGTAAGACATAATCCATTGGATAAGTTACCAATTAAGTCAAAGAAGAAGTTTAAGTATGAGAAATTCAAAGAACTTTGTATCGAATACTCTTTAGCATCATTTTTGACAAATGAATTTATAAAGCCATTTAAAGCATTACATCATGAGTAAGAGAATTATGTTTGTGGGTCCCTCTGGTATAGGGAAGACCACTTTAGCACAAGCTGTAGCTAAGAAATATGACATACCATTCATATCCGGCAGTATGTCAGATTTATTGCCAGCTACTAAAGGTATATCACATAATGAGTTGTTATCCCTTGGTTCTGAAGCAATGTATAAATCGGATTTTCAATTATTAAACCTGAGAAATAGGTTATTCAAAGATAAAGAGAACTTTGTAACTGATAGAAGTTATGCAGATTTAGCGGCTTATTTCTGGTATAAACAATCAAGAAATATACCCGAATGTGAAATGGAGCATTTCTTTTGTCAATGCCAGGAACTGATGGAAAACCAATGCGATTTAGCAATATTTCTACCCTTAAATTTGTCTAACTACAAGGATTGGCCAATGGAGGATAATAAGATGAGAATTATGAACAGATTCTTTCAAGTTCAAATATCTTCCCTTATGAGTGAGTTACTTGCAAATTGGGAAATACCAACAGTATGCGTAGAGAACCTTGATTTTTGTACTAGACTAAACCAGATATGGTATCATATTGATAGGATATGGGAAAAGAAGTAATAGCAATAGCCTTCTCGGATTTACATATAAACCTATGGGCTAAGTTTAATGAGAACAATCACAGGACCCTGAATAGTTTCAGGGTTTTGTCGATTATACGGAAATTATGTAGAAGGTTTAACTGTCCTGCATTATTTTGTGGAGACTTATTTCATAAGGCCGAAACAATGGACCAAGAATTAGCAGAGATATGTTATAATGAACTAATCGAAGGATTTTGGATATATGCCATATCTGGAAATCATGATATTAAGAAAATAAGTAAGGTTGGTACTAAACCGTTCAGCTGGCTTTATCAAGTAGAGAAGTATGGTATCATGATATTAGATTATGAAAAAACTCAATTATCCCCTACACATAAAAATATTATGGTGTATGGGGTTCCTTATATTGATAATAATGTGGGTCTAAGTGAATACTTAAAGAAATTAGAATTAGATAAAAGTAAAAAGAATATTCTTTTACTACACACTGATTATCCTGGTGCAAAGGATACCGATGGTAGAGAGATAGATTCCGTAGAAAACTTAAATGTGAATGTTCTCAATAAATTCGATTTAGTATTATGTGGTCATATACACAAACCCCAAAGATTATCAAAGAAGGTTTATATGATTGGGGCACCTAACCATCAAAGGAGAACCGATAGAGATTGTGAATTGGGGTATTGGAAAATCTATGAAGATTTGTCTCTGAAGTTTGTACCTTTGAAAAATTTCCCAAAGTTCATCGATGTAGAAAGGGAAGAGGATATTAATGATGATGGCAATTATTATACGGTAATCCCTCAAAAAGCTAGTACTCCAGTTAATAACAAACATAAGATTACTAAGCAACTTTCTAAGAAGTCTCTAGCAAAGAGATACCTAAGAGAGAAAGGTATTAAAGATGAGGTTAAAACTAATCTATTAATTGAAACACTTAAAAAGGCTGAGTCATGTTAACGTTCTTAAACTTAGAGGCAGAAGGGTTTTGTTCAATAGACTCCTTACACCTACAATTAAACCCAACTTGTACCATACTTATCAAGGCCCCAAATGGGAAAGGGAAATCAACTATTCTCTCTGCCTTGGTATGGGCAATATATGGGAAAAACCTAAAGGGTGTTTCTGAGGTAAATACTTGGAAGCAAGTAAGGCCTAAAGATTACAAGGGTACTAAGGTACAAGTATATTTTCAGAAAGATTCTCATACATATAAGATAGTTAGATGTCAAAAGTATGATGAAGTACTTGAGGATGGTGCTAAAGGTAAAGACAGACTTATCTTCATGAAAGATGGGGATATAGTTGATATCAAAGGGAAGGGGAAGATACAAGATTTTATAAACCGAGAGATAGGTTTATCATATACTCTGTTTATGAACTCAATCCTGTTTGGTCAGGGTATAAAAAGACTCATACAAGAATCTAATTCTGATAAGAAAAAGATATTCGAAGAAGTATTTGACTTAGAGTTCTTAAACCTTGCTAAAGGCCTTGCATTACAAGATAAAAATAACTTGATATCTCAAATAAATGAGGTAGAGCATGAGTCTCAAATGCTTAAGAAAGAATTAGAGGCTAACAAGGAAGCTTACTTCGATATGAGAGATAGAGAAAAATCCTTCAAGCAAAAAATTAAAGAAGAAAGAAGAGAGTTAAAGCAAGATAGGGAAAAGCTAACTAAGCTACTAATTGAAAAACAAAAACAAATCAAGGATGAAGTAGATGCTTCGCTTCAGATAAAGATTAAAAAACAAAATGAACTAATCCTTGATTTGAGGAGTAAGATAAAAGATGCAAAGAATTTATCGAATGTACCCCTTAAGAAAGTAATCAAAGAATTGGTAATACAGTTAGAAGCCGGTCACTACAAACGTGCGTTACGTGATGCTAAATCAATATATAAAGCGTTTTCTGACCTTGACAAATATGATAAAGAGTATCAAGAGGCTTTAGAAAGGCTAGAAGAACTTAGTAGTGTAAATGATAGATATATGAAATTAAAATCAGATTGTGATGATATTGCTTCTGATATTGCTTCTATTGACGAAGATTTGGCCAAGCTCAAACAGGAAAAGCTTAAGGTCATGTCTCCAAAGTATAAACAAAAACTTAAGGAGATTAGGAAGAATTTACGGAAGGTTGATGAAGACTTTCACAATAAAGAGTTAGAGTTAGAGAATTATAACTGGCTAATTAATGACCCATTGGGTAATAATGGGATTAAGGCTTACCTATTTGATTCATCACTTGAGTTCTTAAATAAATGCCTCGATAAGTATTCAGAGGTATTGGGATTTAGGATCGAATTTAATATTGATTTGGGTACTGCTAGAAAAGAATTTGTTACTCTTATTGAAAGAGATGGGATGATTATAGATTACGATGAACTATCAGGTGGCGAGAAACAATTGGTCTGTGTAGCAATGGCTTTTGCAATGAATGAGGCTTTAACTGCCTCTAAGGGTATTAACTTAGCATTTCTTGATGAGGTATTTGAATCACTAAGTTCAGATAACATAGAAATAGTTACTTCCTTAATACGTTACATATTCAAAGAGAAAACTTTATTCTTGATAACCCACTTAGATTCTCTTCCTCTAGGTAATACTAAAATTTTGCAAGTGGAAAAGACCCAAGGCCTGAGTAGATACCAATTACTATAATGTTATAATTAAGTTATAACAAGACAATTATGGCAAATAGTAAACGCAAAGGTAATAAATTTGAATTGAAAGTTTCCAAATGGTTTACCAAATGGACTTCTTATAAATTCGGGAGAACTCCATACTCTGGGGCAAATCATCAGAGTAGGGATTTAGCTTCTGATATCATGTGTCAGGATGAGAGACATGCCCATAGATGTAAAATATCGGTTGAGTGTAAAAACTATAAAGAGATTAAGTTTGAACATCTACTCTTAGGTAATAAGGGATGCGATATATTGAAATTCTGGGAACAAGCTTCTAAGGATGCAAAAAGAGCAAATAAAGTTCCTATACTCTGTATGAGATATAATTCAATGCCCTCAGAAGAATTTTTCTTTGTAGTGGGTGTTAAACTTGGAGATATTATTGCCGAGTATGTTACTAAGGTAATGTATATTCAAGTACCAGAAAATACTCTCATGGTATTTATGGCTAGTGAGGTATTAAACGTACCCTACAAGTTAATTCACAAACAAGCTAAAGTAATTCTTAAAAACTCCTAAACCATGAAGAAACGTACCCCATATTCATATTGTATCTTCTACATCGAAAGAAAGTACTCCGATAGGATTAATCAAGAACTCAAAGAAAAGGGGTATGACCAACTTAAAGCCATTATCCCTACAGTAAATGTATTGAAGAAAACTATAAAAGGTAAGATGGTATTTGAAGAAGTACCGGTATTATTCAATTATGGTTTTATGAGGATGCCTACAGAATTTGCTTTCTCTAGACCTTTTCTTAATAAATTAAAGAGAAGCATATCTGGCATTAGAACTTGGTTAAAGAATACCGAGACAATGCACCAAAGGAAAAAGAAAATCAGAATAGATAATGCAGAAGACTTTGATGATTTTTCTTTAGTGGCTACTTGTAGTAGAAAAGAAGTAAGGCGATTTAAACGTATTGCTAGAGAGAATAAGAAGTTTTCAGTAGATGATTTAGTCAATGTAAAGCCTGGAGATTACTTAGTATTACGGGGTTATCCTTATGAGGGAGTAGATGCTACAGTATTAGAGGTTGACCATCTTTGTAAAAGAGTAAAAGTTCTTATATACCCTGAAATGGGAAGAATGGAAGTATGGTTACCTTTTGACAACGTTATCTATAGTGTATATTTAAATCATGATCCAGATAAGCTTTATGCTAATTCTGGGGAATATGACCCTAATCAGATAACCAATGAAGCAATTGCTAGTATAATGAGATATAGGAGAATTTAATGTTATGAACGAAGCTCAACAAAAAGCCTGGAGTTGTTTAATTGATAAAGAACAACAATCATTATTCCTTCAACTATCAGAAAGTAAATCTTCATGGGAAGCTGGTGAAATTTTAAAGTTATCTCATTACAAGTATCTTGAAATCCGGGAACGGTCAGAGAAATTCTTTAGGCTATTCTCGGATTTTTTTGAGAAACACACTTCTATTTTTCGACCAGATTGCCCCTGTGAGAGGAATTTCCAAGATTATATGGAGGGATGTTTAGAGAAACGATTAAAAAGAAAAGAAGCAAGCTTATTCACAGGAGACTCAGCTCAATTACTCCCAAAGGTAAACTCTAAAAATATAGAGAGAAACATGAGGAGGTTAAAGGAGTCTGAGGATGAATGGGACATAGACACTCTAAGATTAATTCTTGAATTTGATAGGTGGAATAACTTTAGAATACTTCCAAGGATGCTACAACAGCCATCTGCATTTAAAAGGCGGTCGAATAAAAAAGATAAGATATACATCAAATATCTACTTAATAGGGTACCGGATTGGATGCACACTAAACTCAAGGAAAGGTTTAGGTATAAAGTAAAACCAGGAAAGAAAAAGTATTGGGTAGCTTTAATATCTGAGGACCTATATACCGATGGTTATCTATTGTTACCAGTAAGACCTTTGGATGAAGTAGTAGATGAATTTAGTAGATTTTACATGTATGTATTTAAAACTAAAGATGATGCTGATACCTTTGGTTTTATGGTATCTAAGTTTATGATTAAAACCGAATCTGTTAAGCTTGGGCAAAAATTCTGGCCAGAGTACCGTTGCTGTGTGGAAAAAGCAGTAAACTATAATCAAGTGAACAACATAGAATTCAATATTAAGAAATTGGATATGGCTTATAACACACATATCGAGAGAAAGCCTAAAAAACCTAAATCCACTGCTGCTAACCGAGCAAAAACCTCGGATTTTTATAAAAATAAATAGAGAAATAAGATAAGATTAAATTATTTATTCTTATATTTGCAAAGAAAATAAATGAATACTTAAAATATTAATGATATGGCAAAAAAGAGTAGAAAAGACATGAAAGCTCCATCCAAGGAGAAATCAAATTTCCTTGGTGCTTCTGGGAGAAACATGACTTATAAGGATTTAAAGAGAAAGGCTATCATATTAGGGATGCCTTTCCCTGATGCTTGTTCTGCTGGGGTATTTGACTTATTACATTATATCAATGTATCAGAAGAAAAGCCCGATAAATCGTTAATTGATAAATATGACGATTGGATGGATAAGCAATTAGAAAATATTGGGTATTCGAAAGATGACCCATTAAGAAATTCTCGATTAAGGCTTGGGTTTCTCGGAGAAGAAGGGGAAAATGGGCAAAGAAGAACCAAACGAGTTCCTGGGATAAAGAAACCCAGAGAAAAGAAACCACCCAGAGAGAGGGATGAATTTAATCTTATCAAGGGCACAAAGAAATCTTATGTATTTGAATTAACTGCAAAAGGTTTTGAACTTGATAGAGTTATTCGGAGAATGAAAAAGAAATTCCCCGAAGCAAATGAGAAATCTATCAATCTTTGGTATAGAATGGCAAAGAGAAATATAAATGGTAAAGCTAAAGGAAAGTAACAACGGACCCATACGACCAGATAGATATTATATATGGACTTGGAGACCAGATACCACCAATAAGATTGTTACTGAAAAGAAATTATATAGGAAACATCTAACTGGTATACCTTACTTTACTAGACACCAAGTAAAGGTTACCTTAGTTTATTTTTATGGTGTAGATGTTCTTCAATATATCCATATAATATCTGGGAGGAAACTTATAAAACAAGGCATTAGAGAATTATCCGATATGAATGGTAAACTTCTTAAAAAGGGTAGTACTAAATTCTGGTTTAAGGGTAAATTCGTAAAAGCAAGGAAGTTCATAATGCCCGATGAATATCACATAGATAAACACCGACGAAGAAGATTTATGGTACAAATGCACCGAGTCTTTAAGTCTAAAGGAAAAAAGGAATTCAATGAAAGGTACTCAATCAAACTCTATGGACAACGGCAAGGCATATCTCCCAAGTATACAAGGCAAAAGAGATTACAAATCAATCTTGCTATCCTACAGGATTTACAACAGGCTGAGTCAAGAGGAGAAAAATAAATTCAATCTGTTATTCTTGCAGTATCCTCCATTGGTAAGTTCATTGGCTTTATATTTAAGAAAGAAGATGAACATCCCAATACAAAAGGTACTATTTATCAAAGCACAAAGGGATATGCTTGAAATATTCGATGAGGCATCACTTAAATTTTTAGGGTATTTGCCTAAAGAAAGGTTTATTAAGAAGTCTTTATTATTTCAAGGGTTTGTTCCATTAGAGAGTATTAAACTTAGAAGGTCTTATGCTTATATAATGACAAATAGGATGATAGAAAATAAAATATGGGTCTACCCAATTCGATTATCCGATAACTATAAAACAATGATAAAAGGGAAATACAAATCCTATACCGAAGTATTTGGGAAGGTGGGTATTCCTGGGATAACTAAAATTAAATATAGCAATGAATAACGAAGGTTTTAAAATCACAGCACATCAACCAGCAAACCCATTTGCAGGTAAGAAGTTTAAGATAGTCACTTATCAAGGTGACAAGGAACTTGCCTCTCAGGCAATAACAATTGAATCTCAATTAGAATTAAAGACAACTCTAGATGAGATAAAACAATTCAATATTGCTCAGGAGGAATTATTAAAATCTGGGTATACTCAGAAATCCATACTGGTAAAGAAACTTATAACAGAGTGATATAAATAAATTATTAACCAACTTAAACATTACGAAAATGGCTAAGAAGAAAAAAGAAGTGGAACTGAAAGAAGTTTCCAGAACAGAAATCAATGGTGCAATCATCATTAAGTACGAAGACGGCTCAGTAAAGATTATCCCTGCTCCTATCATGCTTTCTGCCGAAGAAGCCGAAGACCTTTTCGGTTCTGAATCCGATGACGAGGAAGAAGAAGAAGAGGAATCGGATGATGATGATGATGATGATTCCGAAGAGGAAGAAGAAGAGGAATCGGATGATGATGATGATGATGATTCCGAAGAGGAAGAAGAAGAGGAATCGGATGATGATGATGATGATGATTCCGAAGAGGAAGAAGAAGAGGAAGAACTGACCGGTGAAGAACTTGCCGAAATGGACTTCGAAGAACTCGAGGATGTCTGCGACGACAAAGATCTTGAAACTGACCCAGACGATTACGATGAAGACGACATCGAAAAACTCCGTAAAGCAATTGCCAAAGAACTCGGTCTCAAACTGCCGGCAAAGAAAGAAGCCAAAGGTAAGAGCAAGAAAGGAAAAAAGTAATCTGGTAACCGTATTCAAGATTTAAAAGAAGGTAGGGAAATTTCCCTACCTTTACTATCAACTATTAATAAACGTAGAAGTTTACTATTAACTTATAAAACATTAAAAATTATGGCAACAAAGAAATCAGACTCCAAGAAAAAAGGGGATAAGGAAAAAGACCCAGAAAAAGAAGCTAAACGTAAGGCTCGTCAAGAGGCACTTAAGAATCGGCCGGCTGAACAACGTCCTAACAGCAAGCAAATCGATGTTATTGCCATTAACGACAAATCCAAGGTAATGAACTTTGGTTATGCCGTTAAGAACAAGGAAGGCTATCAGGGTGTAGTGGTTACTTCAGTATTGGTAACAGACGGTAAACCGGTATCAACTTCAGTTTCATTCGTTCCGGGAACTCTTACCGTTAAGTCTAAGAAAGGACATGGCGTTATTTGTTCTCCGAAAAACAAAAAGGCTAAGGAAGAAGAAGAGGAAGAATCAGAAGATTAATCTAGGCACATCCTAAAATAGCGATTACATATCGTCTGCAATAGTTTAAATTTCATAGAGTAACAACCCCACACTTAGGACGTTGTTCAGCCAAAAGCTCATTGCCTGTGAAGGTAGTGGGCTTTAATTTTTTATACCCATGGAAGAAGAGAAATTAGCAATTCGAAAGAATATTCGAATACTTGCATTGGATAATCTAATAAATACTTATACTGATGTACTAGAAGATAAAGAATTAAACCTGGGACCAGATGAAAGGGAACTTGCCATCAATATAATAAATGAGGCAAGAGAAATGCTATCAGAAGAAACTCAGGAAGTATCTAACCAAGTAATGCAAAGACCCAAATGGAAAAAGACTTAAGATTATTAGTGGGAAACATTAATCAAACTCTCAGAGAATTAGATTATGTTTCGTACCTTAAAAAGGTAGCTCTTAGTAAGGGTAAGAAAGGCGAATACCAATCCCATAGGTTGAAGAGTAATTATCTGAAAAGAAAACTCATATCTCTTAAAGGAGCCCTGAATAAAAAACTTCATGGGGCTTATATTGTTGCCCAATTTAATTTTATAAGGGGGGAACAGAAAGAAACTTTTGAACAAACTTTTACGGACTTATCTCAGAAAGAGGTAGAAGATATACTTCAACTCGAGGCAGTTTTAAAACAATGCAGTTTAGAAATCCTAGAAATTAAAGAAATCCCAACCCAAATTAGGAAGGTATAACTATGGTATTATGTAAATAGGAAATTCAATTATTCACCTAATATAAATGAAAATGGCTAAGAAAACAGAAAAGAAGAGTAAATCGGAATCCAAGACTCCGGAACTCACAAAGGCTAAGAAAGCTTTGGATGCTTACCTTAAAGAGAACAAGTTGGACCCTACTAAGGATTGGACCAAAGACAAGAAACATGGTAAAAAGGTTACCGAACTTGTAAACAAGCTCAATAAGGAAAGAGACAAAGTTGCTGCTGCCTATCCTGAAGCTGACCAAGAGAACAACAAGAAATTGGTAAAACTCCAGGAAAAAGAGAAGAAGGAAAAAGCTGAGAAGAAGGCTGTCAAAGAGAAAAAGGAAAAGAAAGGAAATGGCGGTAGAACAGCTACCAAATACGATTATCCTCTCATCGATGGAAGAGAAATGACTTCGGCTGAGAAGAAAAAATACCGTATGGAGCAAAGAAAACTTGCTTCAGGTAAGGCTCCCAAGGAGGAAAAGGAAACTAAGAAAAAGAAGGAAGAAAAGGTAAAAGAGAAACCGGCTTCCGATAAGAAAGATAAGAAGGCCAAAGACAAGAAGAAAAAGAAGGCCACTAAAGAAGAAGATTAATAAGAGCACTTTTTACTTTTACTTATCATATTTTTGAGTATTCGTTAATAATGGTAGAAGGCCTGGCAATATAAAAATTGTTCAGGCCTTTTATTTTCTAATTAAGTCGAAAATGGAACAAGAAGTATATAAACCAAAACTTAGAATCACTACACTATCAGGTAATGGGACCCCTATATCAGATAGATTGGTAGATGCCTATACTGAGATGAACTCAGGTCCAAAGGTACAGCATAAGGGTCCCATAAGAGTAGAAGTAACTCTTACTAATAAACAAGATATCGATAACTTCAAGGAATACTTGGATAGGTTAATCGGGGTATTACCAACTAAGGCACCTACTGCAGGTAGAGGAAGACCTGCAGGGTCTACAACTAAGGAGTTAGAATCACCAAGGGAAGATATCCTTTCAGAGGTAGAGAAAATGATTGAAGAAGGTAAAAGCCAACAAGATATCATTAAATACCTTAGAGGATTGGGATTCGTATTTATCCTTACTGAGGACTTTCTATTTCACTTTCCTGGATTTGAGTTCAATAAAAAGGATGTGGGAGAAGCAACAGACAATAAGCAATATCCCAATTCGTTCTCTTGGATGGCCAGATGTATCAAACGTGCCAAAGACCCCAAAGCAGATAAATTCGACCCGATGGTTATCTTCGGTTTCAGCATTCTTAACGGACCGTCGAAAAAGATTGTTCCGTATCTTTATAAAGAAAGGAGGAAACCGTTGAGAGCACAAACTGGTAAGAACGTAATATCTTTTTCTCAAGCAGAATTCACTAAGCTTCCTAAGTATATGTTAGAATCAGAAAGGATTAAGTTCTCTACTGAACAGAGACAATTGCTTCTAAGTCCAGAAAAGAAGCCTTCTAAGTTCTTTATGCGATGGGTAAATGATGCTATCTTCCCAGATTCAATCAAGGAAAAGATGGAAGAAATCAAGAACCGCTAACACTTACCTCAGTATTTATTAAAAGAGTATTTTATATAGAATAATTTTAGTATATTTGCATAAAGAAAATTTAATTATGGACAAGGAAACAAAAGACATCGTAAAGCTCATTGCTAGTATTCAGATTGAATCACTCAACTCAATCAAAGAGGACGTTAAAAATGGAAATGATATTGCCCAAGACTTAATCAAAAAACTCCTTCAGATTGAGGATGACGAAATAATTCGAGCACTAGATGAGCACATTGAATTATACGTGGAAATCAAGAATACTCCTCAACTGATAAATATGCTAAGTGAATACCAAATGCTGGTATGCTCTCACATATTATTCAGAATGGAAGATGAATGGGTACATACTAATTCTCAGGGAGTACTTGGTACCTGGGCAATCTTCCAGAGGGCAAATCTCAAATTCCACCCAGAACTAACACTTTTAAAATTTTAATATAGACATGGAAAAGAATGAATACTTAGAATCAGTAGAAATGAACACTGGAGTCGAAATGATTCCCTGCGAATCCTCTAACATTGGGGGCTTTGGTTATGACTCAAAGAAAAAACAACTTTGGGTTGCTTTTAAAGGTAATCGAGTTTATCGCTATGATGGTGTACCTTACGAAATCTGCAACGGTTTACATCAAGCAGAATCAAAAGGTAAATACCTTGCAAAGAACATTAAAAATAAATTCGAAACTACAAGTTATGAACTCAGAAACTAAAATAACTAAGGGTTTATTAATTGCCATAGGAGCAATGCTACTTTACTTAGGGAGTAAGAATAATGCCCCCATAGAGGAAGTGAGCATTGCTCCTTCTAGTTTTGAAAGTCCCTTAACCAGGTTAAATACCCTTTCGGATAGTTTGGGAATTAAACCAAAAGAAAGGAAGCAAAAGAAACAATGGTATAAGTATAGGGTAGAAATAGAAACTATTCCAGAAAATCAATTATATAAGATTGAGAAATCTGGATACCAGCAATATGAAGTTTCTAGATTGGGTGAAACTTATTCTTATGTAACCTACGAATTTACCTCAGACAAGGTAATGACTACTCAAGAAGCCTATGACTTCGTAAAGAAATATCCTGAAAGATGTACAAGGGTACCCAATACATCACAAGATAACATTTACGATAAATATAACGAGGATTACGAAGATTACATAAATGATCCAGAGGATGAAATTAACTATCCTCCAGAAATCTTCGACTTCCTAGCCGATTAACCCGAGCAAATATAAAAATTTATTCGATTTATTTTTGTAATTAAAATATAATGCTTATATTTGCAATAAGAAATCAAATTACTAACATTTTTAATATAGACGTTATGAAAAAGAAAAAGAATGAATCAAAGGTTACTAACCTTGTTGCAACTAAGGTTGCCGAACAACTTGAAGGAATTAAAAATTCTAAGACTGCTAAGGCTTCTGCTCCTAAGGCCAAAAAGACTAAAAAGGAATTGGTACAAGATGCTCAAGAAGCTGCCACTAATTTTGCCAATGCCAAATTGGTAGAACTCTCTCCTAAAACCAAAACTTCCAAAAAGGAACAGGTTGTCAAGGAAGTTAAGGAACAACAAAAACCATCCATCATCGAACAGGTAATTTCTAATCGGGAAGTTAAATACGTATACCCTGCCGATGTAGTTGATACACTTGCTCGGAAGAAATGGAGACAACAAACTCGAAACGAACTCCATCGATTGGAACTTGCAATGGCTCGTATCAAAGATACAAACTCTAAGGAGTTTAAGGCTGCGGCTAAAGCCTATGAGGACTTTAAAAAGAAGGTCCTCAAACCAGAACAAGTTGCATAAACCTTTATTAACCAGGTGCCCGGGATAATTACCTGGGCATCTCAATTCATACAAAATGGATTACACTATCTTCTCTGATAAAGAGATGCTTAAGCAGGACAAAGAATTGGTAGAATTACATAAACGATGTTGTAAGTCCTATCTAATCCAACATTCACTTAAGCATTCTAAGATAAAGAAGTTCTTCATAGTTTATGATTGGTATATCAATCCACATAACGTAAGGAGCTTCTTTTTTAGGCCCATACACATTTTTATTCAAGCATTGCTTTTAGGGCAGCTTGATGAAATATCCGATTACATAGACAATAACAAAAATGGAAAACGAAAGAAGAAACGGAATCGAAAGGTATAACGTAATTTACTGCAAAGGTAAATACCAGTACAAATCTAAATATCCTCAAATAGAAACTAAACATAAGGTTATCTATTCAGGGCCAGTAGAACCAATGGCACCCATCTGGGATAATGTATCAGATATATTAAGGAAATCCGATAGAATTTGTACTGAATCTCGAAGAGAATTAAAGAAGTTAGAGGAACGTTCACAGAATAACCTTTACTTCAAGAAAAATGGTATTACCCATATAATCGTATACAAATGTTTAGAGAAATAGTTAAAGACCTATATATAGGCAAATCGAAGTTAACCATAGAATGTAACCAAAAGGAAATACCCCAAACTACTCTGGTTCAAGACATATTACAGAATACTGGATTTACGGGTAATATGCCCGACTACGGTACCTATGGTAATTTCAAGGATGGGAAATTTGAGATTACTCCAATGATGCCTAAGCATTGCTTATTTATTACTGGAGTACCCAAAGGGGCAATCCTTGATAATTTCAGAGTTAGAAGAACATATTGGTCCTCTTATTATGAGGATGATATAAGAGGGTATTTATTTCAGATTACAGATGAAAGTATACCTCGTTTAATAATCACAAACTAAATCTATATGGAAGCAATAGATTACGTAAAATTATTTAAGCTCGACCAAGAGAACTATGATTTTAAAAGGGAAGAGTTTATATCCGAATTAGGTAAAGAATTTCTAGATTATTGCCAAACCACTACAATTGGGATAGATAAAAAGACTGGCAATATATACTACTACCGATTTAGGGAAATAGTTAAGAATTTCGAAACTAAATTCTGGGCAATCTCAGAACTTAAAATAGGAGAACCATTAACCCAGAAATTATGGAATGCTTTTTTCGCTACTCAGGTAGTTCCCCTAAGGCAAAGGTTATTCCCAAAGGTTCAGAAATTAATCGAAGAGCAAAAGGGGATAACCAATAACCGTAGTAAACAAGACAAAAAACCTACGAACCCTAAAAAGGCAAATTATGGTAAGGCAAATCACAGACCTGCATGGGAATAAATTTAAGGTAGGAGATTATAAACTTTGCCTTAATATTCCCATCACTGGGAAAGGTAATTTAGTATTCACCAGGGGCCTAATCTCTGGTGAACCTTTTAATTTATCAGTAAGTAAGAAAAAGTATAAGGGATATTTCTATAACCTATCTTTGAATCTGTATGTAAGGTTCGATTTAGAATATATGGGTTATGATGAAAGTTCCGATATCAGAAAATCTCATTTGTATGTCAGAAAAGGAAAATAAAATGGTAAGATTCCCAAGACCTATGGGGACTACTGCAATGGCATTAGAATATCAGAAGAACCCAAATGATGAACTTCTGATAAAGATACACAACTACATTATTAATCAATGGCTGATGGGTAATGGAGTATTATGTGGTATCACTTATGATATCAATACATTCTCATACCGTATGGGTATAGATATCAATTACATACGGGTATTTATGAGAGATAGGCTATTAAGCTCTAGAATATGGGATAAAGAAAAAGCAGAAGATTTACTTCAAGCGTTAATGGGAGAACAACTAGCATGGGCATTAGAAGACCGTATGGAAATAGCCCATCAGGTTAATATCCTAAGAGAATCTCAGGGAGGGAAATACGTACCGTTTATATCTGCCGAGCTGGGAAAGGCCCTTAAATTAAAGCTTGAATCCTCTACATCTCTGCAATCAATAGTACGTAATCTTACTGGAGGAAGTACTACAAATATCTTTGCCCAATTTAATCAACAGAACAACGTAACACAGCAAAATGCAATTACCGTTGAAGAGGCACGTCAAATCGTATTGGAATCACAAAGGGTATTAGATAAACCAGAAGAGGCTAAACTATTGGAGGATAGATATGACATTAAGTCTCTACCTGAAGTAGTTGCTACTAAACAAGAAGGAGTAGATACAAGTAAAGAGGGTCTTAACCTTAATAAAGCAGAGCTAATGCAAATTACTGATGATTATAAGGGAGCTATGTCTTCATTCTCTAAAGAACATCATGAACTACGTAGAGAAATCGAAATGCGTATAGACCCAGACGAAGAAGACCCAGAGTTATACCAATATGAAGACTTTGAGGAAGAAGAGAAAGAGGACGGCTCATTTGCATCTCAATTCCTCCGAAATAGTAAGCTTCCATAGTTATATCCGGATATTGCATATTTAAAAAGAAAGAATTATATTTGCATATCAATTTTAAAATAGAAAAAATATGGAACTACCAAAGACATCTTACAAAGAGACTCAGGTTAACAAGGTTAATCAGGGTACATACTTTAAATTAAAACCAACTGATACTGCTCCAGTATGGGTAAGAGACCATTATGATAAATCATCTAAGACTTATGCTTGCCATAAGTATGATGACTCAAATCACGAAAAATTTCTCAAGGGAAAAAGGAAAATATACATTGACTTTACATTTTAATCACATGAACTTATTTAGACGAAAGAGATGCTGTAGTGAACTCATTGCTATTAAAAATGGCAACTTAGTATTCAAATTGAGTAATACTCATATCAATGCTGCTTATAATACTTTACAGGCAATAATGGGGAAATCTGGTATATTCGATGAGAATCTATATTTCGATGTATATCAGGAATATCGGAAACATTATGCTATATACGACATAGTACCATCGTTGCTAAGGTATAAGCTACCCTTGATATTTTCAGGTAGATACCCAAAGAAACTATTCGATAATCAGTTCACTTTTGAGGAATTGATACCAAATGCTCAGGTATATCATAGCTTACCAGAAAATTTCAGATTACCGGAAAGCTTAGAGAAAATCCTTTTAGAAGTAAGAAAAAGGGTATCTGCTTATATAGACCAAGAAGATATATCAGACCAGGGTTATAGGGATTTGGTTCGAACAAATTTCGTAAAACAATGGGATGTATTTAGAAAGGACCCATCTCTTATAGATTGCTATATGGATGCTCAATTGGGCATGCTATATATGTGGGCTAGAGTAGAAAATAAAACAATAGTAAAGAACATAATCGAAAGAACTCAAGATGAACTAGCTCAAGAGTTCTTCTCTAAATATCAACAAGATGGAGAATAAAGAGAAATTTGCTTTCCGAAATGTAAACATTTCTGAAGGTGTAGAGGTAGAATTTATTAAATTGCTTACCTCATTAGAGACTAAAAGTGATGAAGATATTATTAAAGCTTTTAAAGCTCAATTATCTTCTGGAGTATTAACTTGCCATGCAGAAATGCTATCTAGAACACCAAACCAGATAATATTTCAAACATCTCAGTTCAGTAAACCCTATAATTTTTATAAAAACTGGGAACTATGGGTATTCTCTAATATCCTGGGTGTATGGACTTTAAATAGGTTTAGGATATGATTACAATGAAAAACCTCCAAGTAGAGGATATAAAAGACGAATGGTTATATAATGCCTTAACACAAGGTATTAAAGAATGTATAACAGCTCCAGTCCTAACTTTGGACCCAACAAAACCAGAACCCATTAAGAGGGCAGAGATGATACTGGACAATTTCTCTCAGGAGGGTTCTCCAGTAGTAGCTACGGTAATTGCTCCAGGCAATTTCATACAAATGATATTACCGAAACATGAGATACTTCTCTCGGTAATGTTCATCTATAAGGAAAGGAATACCTATGTACAACTTATAATACAAAAACTGGCTTATGAACGAGAAAAGACTACCACCAAGACTAATGGTTCTGATAGTGGTACTGAAGGGTGAAAAGGTATATAAAGTACCTATTAGGTCCGAAATAAAATTAGACCACCTAAAGGATTTCAATACATGGAGGAGAATCCTTACACCTTTAGTACAACTATACCATGGGGTAGGTTTTGATACTAGACTTACTTACGATGAATTTAGTATCTTCATTAATGACCTACAACATTTGGGATATGAACTGTTAGATGAATATTCCTCGGGTATACATGAATTAGTAGAAGCAAAACCCATTACTGAAAATAACCAAGATGTTGAGAAAATACGAAAAGGGTTACTTATCTCTCTTAAATCTCAGGAGTTATCAGAGGTATTAGCTACTAAACTAAAGCAAGCCATACATGAAGTATTTGAAAACGAAAAGAAGAAAGGTGGACTAATGAACAAGGAACCATCTTTAGAACCTATGGAGAGTTCAATTATAAGAGAGGCTCTATATTTGCTAACTCCCCAATTACCTTAATAATTGAAAGGCAGTGGATTAGACTGCCTTTCATAGCGTGTACACATCCTCAGCCTCCCTAAAAATAAATTAGATATATTTTTCTATAAAAATAAAAATGCTTATATTTGCATATCAATTTAAAAATAGACAAAAATATGAAAACGAACTCAGTAACTTACAATCAGGCAGACGAACTAACTAAGGTAGTTCGCAATTTCTTAGAAAAGAAATCTACATTTGAACTTGACTCTGATGAACAGGGTAGTCTTCTTAATTTCCTAATGGGACTCTTAATCAAACTAGAGGATGATTACAAACTCAATTGCTTGGACATTAATCAGGTACAAATCTATGATACTACCTATTATTCTTTCATTTTCGAATCAATGATAACTGCCGATACTAACCCCTATAAGGGACAATTAGCCTCGGCAGCAGTTCAATTCATGAACGAATTTACTGATAACGACGGGAGGTTCATATCATTCAATCAACTCGATAGAAACAACTGGATTTTCCAATTTAATTTCTCAATCTCATGACAAAGCATAAAGTTAGTCCATTAGTTGCTCGGGAGATAGAATTCTCTACGGGCACTATCTTTGGTGGTAGCTGGTGCAGATACTTTATTTCAATTACCCTACATCAATGCTATATAGAAGCAACATGGAAGACCCGTCCTAAAAATGATTTAGACGGGAACAAAGAAATCTTTAACTCTTTACAGGAGTATCTAGATTGGTTTGCTAATCTTAAGAAAACTTACGGAAGGAGAATCTCTCGTAAACGAATGGTATATGCTGCATACGATGAAACAATGCGTACATTTAGTTACAAACCCTACGAGAATTGGGCTACTAGACGTTCAAAGGAGAAACTAAATAAGCCAAATAATGAACCGTTATTGGCCGATGAGTTATACTAATCCCTAAATCCGTTAATATATCCCCAGGGAGTCCAGGTACAAATCCCTATCGAAACCTAGAACCTGGACTCCTTTAAATTTATTTGCATAAAAAATATATTATTCTTATATTTGCATAGAGAAAAAAAATAAATAATATTATTAACCGACCTTGAACAGGGTCACAAAACTTATTTCTTATGACAACTATTAACGAAATCTCAAATCACATTATGGGTTACTTTGATGGAACTCTTGATGCTTTTGGTTACACTGCTCAATCAGTTAACGAAATCTCAAATCCGGATGAATCATATATGGGAACTCTTAATCTTCAATTCCGGGATTATCCTATAGACGATGACGAAAAGGTAGAAACCTACTGCAGAGAATCAGATGCTTTTGAACAATACGTGATAGAATTCATTAATTCTCATTGGGATGAACATCACCCATTAAAAGAACTTAACCCTAATCATCATTACATGTCAAACTCATATGGAGATACTATCCAGGTACATTTCAATGATGAATCCCTTTTCATTATCATTACTATGACCGGGCAATATTAACAAAACCCTCTGGGAGGCACTCAAAACACCTCCCAGAACCCCCTATTTATAAAGATAAATGTATTTATAAAAACAAGTTTAGAAATAATTTTGTATATTTGCAATGAGAAATATTTCTCAAATAATTTTAATATAGACACGTTATGAAAGAATTAAAAAATTTAGAGGCCATCCGGGAACTGCTTGCTTCCCACCCCATTTATACTTATGATTACTCCGATGGTCTTCTCATTGACCAGGAAGCTACCAATATCCAGGTTTACTCAATCGACTTAGAGGATGAACCCTTTGCTGCTTATATCTCGGGATATATCATCACATATGCTTCAGAGGAAGTTCTCTTCGAAAATCTCCGGGAAAACATTATTTCTCACATGGACTTAACAAAGGGTGCCGACGACCAATACTATGATTATTCACCCTCACAGGTAGAGGCTATATTATTCGGAATCCTTCAATTAACCCCAGAACATCAGGATTATATCATAACCGGACTCAAAAAACATCTCCGGGAATTTATCCAAGACGATGAACAAGATGAGGACATGATATCCCAATATACCAATATCTACAATGCTATCGAAAAATGGGAATCAGACCACAGGGAAACAGAAATCTTCCAACAACTTGCAGTATCAGAATTATTTAACCAACTAAATAAATAATCCCTATGGTAAACTTATATAAATTACTCAACGTACTGGAACAGGGCATGTCTCTGTTCCAACTTAATAAATGGAAAACCGAAGGCATCTGGTATCCTATTACTCAATACAAAAAGGAATCGGACGAAATCCAAGTAGTAACTAACCTATTTATTGCTGACCAGGAACAGTACCATATCCAACTTTTTGGAAATTATCCCGAAGAATCAGAAGCCTGGGACAAGTTTCTAGAGGAAAACCAATGGAAAATCTACCCATTACTTGCAAACATAATGCAAGTCTTCTTGCCCACAGGGAACTATCAATTATTCTATACTCAATATCCACAAGGATTCATATCCGTAATCGCTAAGCCCCATGATAAGTAAAGAACTCAAATCACAATTAAGTATTCTCAAGGAAACTAACCCAGAATATATTCAAACCCTAAAGGATGCCGTTACGGCATCCTATAAGGCAGAACTTCAGGCAATCAAACCCAGTTCTACCGAAGAAGAGGAACAACTCAATATCGAACTCAAGGACATAGTATTAAAAATACTATTTGGGCCTTTCTATAACTATTTCGTATCAGAATACGTAGTATCAGATACTATATGGGAAGAACAGGATAAACTAATCGAGGACTTATATTATTACTTCAAATCATGACACCGTATATTCAACAACAACTTAAAAAGCTATGCGATAATCCAAATTGGTATGACGATATGCTCATCTCATGGGATAAAAACCCAAGAAATCAAAGGGAAGCTATCTATAACTACCTTTCTCATGTACAACTAAATGGGTTACTAGAAAACACTCAGATAGTTTTTACATTCATAGATGGCGACATGAAACCAGCTTTCTATTTCGAAATTCCCAGAGATACCAATCGATATCTTATACTGGGAATCCTCGATGAAGCAGGTTATCCTCATTGCTGCCTATTAGGCCAACCAAAACCAATGTTTAACCCTCAACTCAATTAATATCATGGAACCAACAATAACAGTAAACCAATATCCAATCGGATGGGAATGGCTAGACAGAGTACCTCTAGAGGACTTTACTTGGCTTATAGAAATATTTTCTACCATGACCGATAACACAGATACTTATGACTTTGTATTCTATGAAGATTCAGAAACCCTACCAGGCCATCAGAAGAAGATATGCTCAGTAGACAAGATACCTTTAGCTAACTTCCTAAACGAAGACCAAGGCTATAAATCAGGTATATCCCTGTACGGTCACTACATAGCATGTAAATGCTTAGACATATCCTCAGAAAGGGAATACATAAATCAATATACCGATATCCGAATCCTAACTAATGAACTAGAGCCATGCTAACAAAAGGAAAATTCCTGGTATCTTTTGAGGTACCAGGTCACACTAAAGAATACACAGAGGGTTTCACCGAGGAAATGGTAATCCCATACAGAACTGAGGAACTAAGGCCATATCTAAGGTACCCCAACCAAAGGATAAACAACAATCACCTTCACTCAGAACACATGAGATTACAAATAAGAGATATACTACAGATACCCCTAACAGATATAACCATAATCGATATAATATCACTACCATGAACACTATCTATCACATAATCCGAATAATACTATCCGTAGGAACTATCCTTATCCTAATACGAAATGAGGATATCTACCAAGCCTACAAGTACACCCACCCAACAAACAAATTAAGGTATATAATATCACAAACCCTAATATTAATCCTATACACCTCATCACTAATCTTAGTATCCTACACATATAGGATTATATTAACCCACCTATAACCCAATACTCCCCTACCCCAACACAAAAATAAAAAGAAAATCTTAATAGCGCTAACTAAGCTACCATCCTAACTAAGGTACATATAATAAAATACCCAATACACATATACCCCTTATTATACTACATACATAATCAATATATCCTAATACATATCAAGGTACCTCGCCGGGGGTTTTGGGGATTTAGGCAAACAAGGCTAGGCAAACTTACCTTACTATACAAAGCCACTCAACTCACTATATAGCCACTATACCATATAGCTCTACTACACACTTTAAAGGCAAACTCAAAAAGGCCTAAAAAGGCAAATAAATCCGACCATTAATGGCCCATAAATCCGATTGCCTTGAGTACCCTTTATATGTATTATATAATAGATTGCATTCAAGGTAATTCGAAGGTAGGGGATTATATAATACAGATATGTATTAGAGCTTCTATGTACGTATGTAGTATAGCTTTAGTACACAGTCCATTAATGGCCATCACAATTTACCTTGATTACCTTCACCAAGTTATTATATTAGGTATTATATATAATAAGTATTGGGTTGGGGATTAGGCAATAGGATTTGTGATATAGGTAAATTATTTGTTAGGTTTTAGGGCTAAATGGTTTATAGGATTTAAGGCCTTCAAGGGGCATATTTAGGTAATATTCCTAGTAACTCTGTAATTTATTTGCTTTATATTTATATTAGCATTAACTTTTGTATTCTAGGACAATTTTGTGATTTAGGGGTACCTTGATTGCCAAGAGCCATTAGGTATTATATAATATTAGTTATAGGTAGGGAAGGTAAATGGCAATCTCCATTCATGGCCTCAGTAGGATTTATAAAAATTGATTAGGATTTTGCTATATTATTTATTATTCTTATATTTGCAATGTGATAATAATATTAATCTTTTAAATCCTATATCCTTATGCGTAGTATTAAACCCAACTTGGTTAAAACTTGGTTCACTAAAAATCAGGCAATCCTAAACATTGATTCTCAGGTAGATGAGAAAGGAGTTCTTGAGTATCTTTCATTCCTAATAGACGAAGGATATCTACACATCCCAGAATTTACATTCAAGGCATATAATTGCTCAGAACTAGCTCCCGGTCGTATAGTACATAATTTCTATTATGAACTTTCTAATAGAACTCTTACAGGAGCCCAAATAGAATCTATACTTGCAGAATGTCCTTTACTATTCGATGATGATTCTCAACCTAAGCCTGCCTATACCGCTTATCTGGGTTCATTATACATTACCCTTATTGCAGAAGTCTAATCGCTAACTTATATAGATATGAGAACAAGTCAAATTAACCCACAGATTGCTATTAATGCCCTAATGGGGTATCTAAGTACCTATAACTATTATTACTCATGGTACCGATTCATACATAATACCTATGATAATAACTTCACTGGCTATGTACCTAGACCAGATAAGGAAAACCCCTTTATCGCTCTAGAGGAATATCTAAGGGAACCTAAACCCGAAATCCTGGTATACTATAATACAGACAAGGAATTCTTTACCTTCAATAGATTACAGGATGAGCCTATGGCCGATACCTCTATGGCAGAGGATACCTATATCTTCGATGGTGTTACCTTCTATATCTTCAAAGATTAACTATCGCTAACTATGTTACACCCTATAAGCCCAACCTATCTTAGGTACTGGGCTTTTCTTATGTCCTTTCTATGTAGGCCATCATGGGACTTGCTAAGGCTTACCCATGTCCTAACTATAGACTCATAGGCCTTAATTCTTTATCACCTTACTCCATTAATGGCCTTCAATATACAGGTATATAATACACTCTCAAGAGGACAGGCATAAGCTATATAGGATTACCTATATACATATCATATATGCCCACTACAAGGCGTGCGAAGATTTCCCTTGTGAACCTCCAAAATTAAGTGCAAATATTAAGTCCCTTTAGGGTGCACAATATTTTTCATTTTATAGATTTTTCACGAAAATAATTTTGAAAATAAAAATATCTATTTTCTCAAAAATTTTTCTTGAAATTATTTGTAGATTAAAATAAAGTTCGTATCTTTGCAATGTGAGAAAAACAAAGCGATATTTGAATGAATTTTTAATTAAAACTTTTTAAGAAAATAATTTTCTAAAAATTTTGTAGATTAAAAAATAGTTCTTATATTTGCAATACAGAAATGAAACAAATACTACCTTATTAGAATAGTTTAAAAAGTCTTGAGGGTCTATTTGAAAAGGTAATAAAAATAATTAATAATAAAACTTTCAAGCAATTTAATTATGAAAAAGCAAATTAATAACGTGAATGTAGAAAAAGCAAGTGCAAACGCAAAAGCAAATAGTTTAATTGCTTTAGACGTATTGAGAAGCATAAAAGAAAAAAACGCTGGACTTTTCAAAACGTCTTTAGGGACAAAAACAGAAATTTACAAAAAAGAACTTTTTGAAGGTGCAAATGAAAAGCAAATCAAATCGTTACGCAAAAAGTTTAGAAATGTAACTTTCAATTTTCTTTCCACAATTGTAACGAATGCAGATAAAAAACTAATTGATGGCTTTATAGACTTTTATAAACAAGTCTATACACTGAATGACTTTTCATTTAACTCTATTGCATCAGAGAATACAAAAGAAGAAAAGAAAGCAATTCTAATAAAAGGTCTTGAAATAGTGAAAAATTCTTTGAAGTAAAAACAAATCAGAATAGGGAAATATTTCCCTATTCACTTAAAAATTAAAGTCTATGTTATTGATTTTGTTTATTATTTTATTAGTAGTTTTTGTTAGTGCTTTATATGTAGTTTATATTCTTTTAAAATCAAATCATAGAATAATATCTACTATTATCGATGTGCAAACTTTTCAATTAATCAATATAGAGCAATTGCTATTGATTGAACAAATAAGCATGAAATATTTAAATGAAGTTGAATATACAATTTATAAAAAGTTTTCTTTTAAAACTTTTTTACTCTACTTATGTTACTGTTTAAACGAACAATTTGAAGAAAATTTAAACAATCATTTAGTAGATAATTAAAAAGCAAAGGGACAAATAAAAATCTTTGTCCCTTACTTTTTATTTTCAAATGTTAAATTTAACGGAACCGTACTCCCCTTTTAGTACCACAACTTTCGAAGCCTTCGCATTAAGGGGTACCTTGAAGGCAAATACACATTTTAGTACCAGGAAATTTTGACACCTCGTATTAGAGGCATGCCAAGATATCCCACACCACACACAAAGAAGCCAGAGACCTAATCCCTGGCATCTCAATCCCTATAAAAGGATATCCTATCAATCCTTACCATACTCTTCCTTAATCCTTTCCAAATCCTTTAAAGCCAATTTCAAAACCCTAATTCTATATGGGATATATTTCTTATAGGTAGGAAACCAATACCCAAATATATAATGCTCTCTATTAATCCTATCTATGGGAGTCTTCAACCATCTATTACCTCTTATGATATGATACTCTCCATAACCTATATGACTAAATCCTGAAAGAAACCAGAGATGGGTGATACCAAACCTTTCAGGTTGGAACCAGGGTTTAATTACACTATGCCATAACTCATGATTCTGATTATCGAATATCCTACACATCCCTAAGTTAGTTTCTGCATGTCTTAGGAAATCAATTACCTTGATTATCTCATACTTCACTCTCATAATTTTCGAATATCCTCATCTCTAGGGTGAAGTTATTCTTTGCTTTTTCATCCATATTGCTCATGTATACTTGAAATTATTATATAATAACACCCTCTATTATCATATGGGTATTGGATTACAATATCAAAGTTCTTTCTATAAATCAAAAACTTTATATAAAGATATGGAAGAATTATTCAAACTAGCACGTGCAATTACAGATACAGGTACAGATACTGTATCTTCAAAGGGTGGTACTGTAATCTACCGTATCACTCCCCTCAAAAAGAAACTGGTAAATGGCAAAGTAGTTTCAACCTCTACACCCTCTTGTACTTTGGGCTCAGCCTCCGTAAGTTGGGCTACTTGGGGAGGAGTTACCGTTGGAGATGGTTACTTAGATGTAAAAATTAACTATTCAGAAAATACTGGGTCCTCAAGGTCTACTACTCTGACATTTGACCAAATGGGGTCTGATAACAAAATCAATCTCACGGTAACTCAAGAGGCTGGTGTAACCTATAGTGGATACATAAAAGGGGTTTCAAACACATTGCCTTTAGGTAGTGATAAATATAATACTGCTCAAATCCTTGTGATGGCCTATTTAAAGGGTAGTGATGGGTCTAAAAAGCCAGAAACTCCCCATGTGGGTAGTGCTCCCGATTGGTGCGCAGTATCCATTGCCCCAGTTGGTACTCTTGAGAACCATTACATGTTAACCCTGACCGCTTTATTGAGTAATAATACTGGAGCTAACCGTTCAGGGCATATCCTCTTAACCTGTGGGGATGCTAACCTTAGCATACCAGTAACTCAGAATCCACTTGTGACTTCTACATTCACTCTCTCTGGATTGCCCACAGATACAGGCTACTATCTCTTTGGCAAGGGAGCTAGACCACAGAATACATCATCTACAAGTCAGGTGTATATACTGGGTCTCTCAGCAACTGGTACTACTACTATGAAGATTCCATTCTATGCCAATGACTCAGAACCTGGTTCTAAAATAGAATGTACTACTGGAAATAAAGTAGCTGTATATACTAAATCGGGTGATACCTGGATATACGAGGGGTCATTTATAGTACCAAGTGCAGGAGGAACAGTATCAATCTAAAAACATTATACATTATGGAAAATAAAGTTCTTAAATTAGGGGGGGGGAGGAGATCTACCCAAGATGTATATGCAGAAATAATAAGTGGAAACTCTGAGAGATGGACAATACAATCTCAAAAGCGTAAGTATGTAAATGGCAAATTGTCCGGCGGGGTTATTGAAGTTGGTTATTCTGCTAGCATCAATCCCCCGGACTATGCTCTGGAGGAAGACAAGAGTAACAATGAGATTCAGATTACTGTACACAATGACGGTACTTCTGGGCTTTGTATACTTACACAAAATGAATCTGGTAATAAAATAAATCTACATCTTACTACTCCTGAAGAAAAAGAATATTGGGAAATACATTTTAATCCTAGAACCATCAATGGAGCAGACATGAGTGTTTTTTTTGCTGCTACTACCAATATTAGTGGCGAAGGTGGTTCTATGGCTGATGGTACCCTCAATAAGAATTGGATAGTAAATCAAAATAGACATACTATTAATGTCTATATTTCTCCCCTATACCCGGGAAATACCGACATGCTGTCTTGGTCCTGCCTTGATAAGAATGGTAATGCTTTTAGCCCTAACTACGATTTACCAAGTAATTCATACTTTACAACAAAAACCACTGGATTGGGTTCCTATACTCTTACAAAAGTTTCAACTCCCTCTGTTAGCAGTGGTACTCTTATACTCTCCAGTAGGTTTAACCCCACTAAAAAATATCCATTAGATTTGAACTTTTATTGGGGAGCTCCAACTTAATACCTGTATTAAGATAATATCCCAATTATAAAAGCAATTACCCAGAATATAAGAGCCAAGGTATATGCAACAGAATATCTATGCCAGGGATACCAGCAGGTAATATAAGAATCTGCCTTTAGTATTTCTGGATGTTCTTCTTCGTATTTTTTATCTTCTTCTCTAGAATCATACTTATATAATATGAAGAAAGGTAAGAATACGAAGAAGATTATTAATGTAATTGGGAATAAGAGTAGGAGAAGTATCTCCCACCCTTGCATTGATGTCCCAGCATAATCACCGTCTCTATCAAAAAAGAATCTCATAGCAACTTATGTTTTAGGTACTTGGTTAATAGGTAAATCGGAAATAGTGGTAATACCAACCATACCAATATAAATAATATCAAGGAATGAACCCTATGAGTGTACGGTAAATAATCTAAGCAAACCTTTACGAAGAATACCGTGAATGGCAAACATACCAAGTAAATTATAGCTAATACTGTAGTCATTGTTCTCTGAAGTATTTGTTAATAATCTTGGTAAGCTTCTTATCAAATTCAATCATCATATTGAAAGTATCTGTATCTTTCATATTTTTTATTTCCTTGTCAAGAAATTCTATATTTCTCTTAATCGAGAAATAAGCCTTGTATGCAAGGTAGCATTTCTCATTCTCTTCTGTGAGAGGAAGAACTTCCCCCTTTTGCCCATCCAACCTTGGATATGTATTATCTGGACCGAGAGTTCTTGCAACTTTTACCCGGTTACTGAGCATTGCAAATCCACCTTTCTTATCAATGGATTCTACTGTTACTTTCTCTGTGAGTGGTCTTCCGGATAATACGAAGATAACTTCATCACCTTCTTTGAGCTTTTTTACTTCTTTCTTTTCTTTTTTCATATCTATTTTTATTTAGAAATTTTCTTTATGCAAATATACGAAATTATTCTTTGTTTATTGCATTATCTATTTTATTTTTAATAAATTCATAGGCATTGCCCCGGTAATCCTCTAGCATTTTGTATTCCTGTGGAGATGAAATATTCCGTTTACTTTAAAAGCATCTCTTAGATGTTCCGGTATAGTGCCCTGGTGAGTGATGTTATTATAACGTACGATGAAAAGTTTCTCTCGGTCTTCATCAATAACTCCGAGAGTGTTTACTGGTTGGAGTTTAGTTTGGTAAATCCCTCCAAAAGCAGAGGGTACCATTAAAATACTTCCCGGTACTCTCGTTATCCAATGAGAATAATCAGGGGTAATTACGGCAATTTTCTTCTCTTTTTCAAGCTCTTTGTCATAAGCTAATCGATTAAACCAAAAAGCACATTGAAAACAAACTTGTTTTCTTGCCATAAGTTGAGGAATTTCCCGAGTTTCATCAAATTCCTCTAAGTTAATAGGTTTGCCACATACATGGCATTCATTTTTCTTATCCATATTGCATTATTTTATAAGTTATATATGATAATAGAACCTCGAAACATCCTAAAAATGGGTTATAAGCAATACTTTCGTTACTAAAATTGAACCATTAAAACTGATAAGTTATGGATAAACTAACAAATGAGATGATTAAAGACCTTGCTACTCGCTTAGGTCTAGAACCAGCTCTATTGAAAGCTGTTCAATTGGTAGAAGCTGCAGGTAGAGATGGATTTTTAGCTGATGGTAGGCCTCAAATCCTCTTTGAGGGTCACATTATGTACAAAGAAGTACATAAGAAATTCCCAGACAGAGATTTAGCTTACCTTTGTTGTAAGGGATATTCTACGATTTTCTTCCCTAAATGGGATAAATCGAAGTACTTGGGAGGTGTACACGAGTACAAAAGACTCAAATTAGCCAAAGAAATTGACGAAGAATGTGCATTGAAATCTGCAAGTTGGGGTATGTTCCAGATTATGGGTTTCAATCACACCCTCTGTGGGTGTAAAGATGTCTTCGATTTTGTTCATAAGATGTCGGAATCTCATGAAAAACAACTAGAATTGATGTATTATTTCATGAATAATTCTGGTTGTTTGAAAGAACTTAAGGAGAAAGACTGGGCTGGCTTTGCCAGGAAGTATAATGGTCCCGGGTATGCCCAGAATGCCTATGACCAAAAACTAAGAAATGCTTACGAAAACTTCAAAGATAAATTATGAAAAGATGTCACTTTAACAGCTGGGTAGCAAAGGTATTCCTTTTCCCCAGTTACAAAGCAATTACTCTGGTATATAACTCATTCTTCAAACACAAAGTAGAAGAATGTAAACCCGATGATATCAATCATGAGTGTATTCATCAGATACAACAAATTGAGTGTAGTATAGCGGGTTTGATACTTGGTATCATACTCTGGTTATCCTTTGATATATCCTTCTGGTGGGTAGTGGCCCTGGTTTTTGGGTTCTTCTACCTTTGGTATATCATCGAGTACCTAATTATCCTGTGCTTTGCCAAGTGGGATAAACAGAATGAAAGATATCATGATGTAAGTTTCGAAGAAGAAGCCCACAATAATGATAAGAATCTGAGCTATCTGGAAGACCGTAAGCCATTTGCTTGGATTAAGTACATTAAATTGAGAAGCTACAAGAAATGAAAAAATTAAAAGTATTAGGGGTGTCTGCTGGTGCAGGCATCCTTTTGTTCCCTTTTAGAAAGAATTTAATAGCTAATATAGAAATTAGAGGAGTGTTTTACACTAAAGGCTTAGAGCAATGGAAATTGAATTTTGGGGATATCCCATATTATAAAGATGAAACCTTCCCAGATTGTAAGCCAGACATCATACTTTCAAGTCCAGACTGTGGAGCATCTTCTATTATGAGGCTTTCAAAAGTAAAAGAATTGGGCAATCCCCAAGAGAATAAATCCCTGAATCTAGTAATTCAATCAATCTTACATTATAAACCTAAGATATTTCTTATTGAAAACTTACCTCGTTTGCTATCTTTGCTCCCAAAAGAATATCTTCAAAAAACTCTTGAAGACTATAAACTTATTTTTCACGAAAGAAGCGTTTCTGACTACGGTAACTCACAGTTATCACGAAAGAGATTACTTATCATTGGAGTACATAGAAAAACGGGTAAGAAATATTTGAATGCTTTTGATGAAGTATTTCAAGTAAAAAACCCAACAATTACTAGAAATCTACTTAAACCGCTTACATTCTCTCAGGAAAATAATACTAACCAGATTCCGTTCATGAGTAAGACTCTGGCAATGTATGACTATCGAAAGCTTCCCGAAAAGAAGAACCTCACGGTAGCAAAGATACATAGACTCTGGGTTAGAGATTTTAAAGATGAAAAGAAGTGGCCTATCAAAACTGCAAAGATGAGTACTCTCCCAGGAGTATATCGATTGGAGTATGATAAACCACCATTAACTCTCAGACCTGCAGATAGGCAATTTAGACCAGATGGATACCCCTTGGGAATCGAAGACTTCAAGGCAATTATGGGATTCCCTGATAAATTCGAAATTTACCTTCACAAGAATGGTGATACCTTCGAAGGTGATTTTAAGGATTACCATTACTGGCTTAACAAGGCAAGGTATACAATTGCCAAAGGGGCAGTAGGGGAAATAGGTATTTGGTTCAAAAAATGCCTCAAAAAGGCAAATACCAAGAAACCTTGAGTTTCAGCTTTATATATAAAGTCTTATATATAAGTTTCTGGGGTGCCTTGAAATATATAGATATATAATATACTACGTATATATATCTATATATTTATCTGCGTATATATAGCTATTCATATATCATATCGTAAGTAGTATATTTGGATATTATCTCACTTCGTTCGATAAAGGTAATCGCTTAGCGATTACCGAATAGATAGTATCATTAAAGCGTGCGACTATTTCAATTTGAAAACTTAATACATCGGATTATGAGAATGATTAATGCAAAGTACCCAATTACCGAATTGAACATTAACAACATCCTTAAGTTCTTTCGGATTATTTATCAGAATTTACCTTCGATACGTTTTGAGATTATTGAAACCAAAAGTACTTTTCAATTCAAGTTCCACATCATTAAGTCAAACTTAAGTCCAGTAGAACGTTATTGGTTGAAGAGTAAGATTAAGAAATTCATCAAGTATGAAGACATTTAAGAAGGCCTTGTTCATTGTACTTCTAGGATTTACTATTTACCTTTGCTTCAGGAATTATAAACTTTCTCGAGAGGTTGATTCCCTGGAACTAGCGGTCAATGAAATCCCAGATACAGTATACACAGAGAAACCCTTCAAACCAGAGAAGAAGTACTCTGAAAAAATTGAACCAGGTAAAATCTTAGTTCATGATAATAAGCAGCCAACTCTCTTTCCTGATTCCATACTAAGGCAGCCAGTTATCAGTAACCAAGATTCCCTGGTTCAAATCGTTTTGAAGAAAGATAAGTTGAACTTAAGTCTGTTCAATAAGGAGACTAACACTTATTCAACTAGACTATTCCCAATCGACTTAGATAAGTACAACTACAACTGGTATGAAGGTCAATTAACTCGAAAGAAAGTTGCAAGGTTATCACTTAGTCCATACGTTTATGGCAAATACAGACCTTTCAATAATCTCTTCGATATGGGAGCTGGTCTTTCAATCAAGACTAAGAGATTTAATTACAAACTCGGAGTCAATACCTTTTACTATCCGAAGATAAAATCAGGGATGGGTACTGACATCGAATTTCAAATAACATATAACTTTTAAGTAATGGCAAAGACTATCTCAGAAACTAGAACTACATTAACTCGGGAGGAGCTATCAAACTTATCCCGAGTTTCTAGTGATGTTTTCTTTTTTAGCCTTTTTTGCTATGTGATACATCCAGTAAGAGGAAAGGTAAGATTCGATTTATACCCATTTCAGAAATCTGCTCTCTACAATTTCATTGCCCAACGATTCAATATCATTCTCAAATTCCGTCAGGCAGGGATTACAGAACTTATTTCAATGTACTGTCTTTGGTTGGCGATGTACCATCCCAACAAAAAGATAAACATCATCTCTATCAAAGACACCACCGCTAAGAAGGTGCTTAAGAAGATTAAGTTTATGTACAAAAATCTTCCATGGTATCTTCAAACTCCCATAATCAATGGTAGAGCTGGAGAATATGGTTCTGCTTCCATGATAGAATTTGATAATGGGTCATTTATCGAATCTATTCCGACATCATCCGAAGCCGGTCGTTCGGAATCCCTTTCTCTTCTGGTAATTGACGAGGCAGCAGTAGTAAGATGGGCTGCTCAAATTTGGGCTGCTGCATTTCCTACTCTTTCCACTGGTGGAGCTGCCATCGTCAATTCTTGTATTACTGGTAATACCAAAATTATTACAGATAAAGGCTTAATCAAAGTTAGAGATCTATGCCCAAAGCAATTTGGAGCAGTAGATTTATCATTAGTAAGTAATCTCAGGGTTTTAACTCATAAGGGGGAATGGAAAAGGATAGTTGCTTCGGTAAATAAGGGTAAACTTGAAACCTGGAAGATTCAAACTGAATATGGTACGATATTAAAATGTACTCCCAATCATAAGCTCTATACCCTAAATGGGTGGATGTCGGTAAGAGATATAATTGAAAAAGGAGAACAAGTAATATTATACAAAACTGGTTTATCAGAATTACAAAACCCACCCAAGATTATGTGGCCAGATAAAGAGATATGGAAACCAATTAAGGGTTATGAGGACTCTTATCAAATCTCTAATCGTGGAGAGGTAAAATTCTTTAGAGGTGGTAAGTGGATTAAGAAAAACTTACGGCCTGACAGTTTTGGTTATATTAGGGTTACTCTTCATAGTGGAAGAGGTAAATCTAAACATTTTAGAGTAGCTGATTTGGTAATATCTCATTTTACTAATCTAAAGGTTGGTAAAAACCAGGTAATAGACCATATTGATTGTGTACCAGCTCATAACTGGGTAACTAATCTTCAGGTTATATCTAGAAAAGAAAATACTCAAAGAGCCAGTCTTTATTCTTATGGGTTAAAACTGGGTACTAGAGTGGGAAAAGGGTTTACCGATTTAGATTCTTTAGCTACTGTTATAAAAGGAATTGAAACTGGGGAAATTAAAAAATTAGGTATCAATAAATTTATTGAAACTAAAGAGACATTTAAGGATATGAACCTTAAAAGTGCAAGGGCCTATATCTCAAAGATTCTCTCTGGTAAACGAGGTAATCAGGTTAAATTATCGAAACTAAGGTTAGTGAGAAAATTTAAGACCATCATATACGATATAACCGTAGAGGATCACCATAGTTATATGACCTATAACTTTAATAAAAAGAGAAATGGTCAATCAGAGTATAACTTTATCAATAAAAATACCCCCTATGGAGTTGGTAATTTCTATCACTCAACTTGGGTAGATGCCATTGCAGGAGGTAATCCTTTTAACCCAATTCGATTATACTGGCAAATGCACCCAGAACGAGATATTAACTGGTATAACCAAATGTCCTCTGCTCTGGGAGCAAAACGAACTGCACAAGAAATAGATGGTGACTTCTTATCATCTGGTAATACAGTCTTCGACTTAGCTGATATTAAGGCTATCGAAGACTGCCTTAGTGATTACCCGGTTATTAAGAAAAGGTTTAATGGTCAATATCGACAGTTTTGTGAACCCGAATCAGATAAAGAATATTTCATTGGTGCAGACGTTTCAACTGGTAGAGCTTCTGACTACTCTTCATTTACTTGTATGGATAAGCTAGGAGAAGAACAAGTAGTATATAAGGGAAGAATGGCAGTGGGAGCTTATGCTAAGTTACTTGGTGATACTGGGAAGTTGTTTAACTGGGCAATAATAGCTCCAGAATCCAATGACGTGGGTTTATCAGTAACTTCTAAGCTTCAAGACGAAGGCTACCCTAACCTTTACTACTACCAGAAGATGCTAAAGAAAAAAGGTAAAAGTAGACCTGAAATGGATAAATCCCCTGGTTGGTTAACCACCCAAAAGAATCGTTCAGTGATAATAGAAAACTTGGAAGAAGATATTCGATTAGATCACGTAATCATTAAGGACCCATTCTTTGTACAAGAAGCTTATACCTTCATATATGATGGTTTAGGTAGACCTGTTGCAATGGGTAAACATAGGGCTAACAATTCAGCTGTAGATGTAGACCTTGAAGGAGACGTATATGCCGATGATGATATCTTTGGAAAAGCAATATGTAATCACATAAGGAAAGGAAAAACTAACGTAATCGTACAACCAAGATGAAAAAGTACTTCAATTTTAGTTGGGGTTGGGGACGTAAGAAGGACCCTCCCAAGAATGGTACATCCTCTAATAAAGAGGAAAAGCCTGCCACATCAATTTCACCTGGTAGGGTTTCAGTTGACGATGATAGTGATAACTTAATTACATCATTACAAGGGTTGACTAAATTAGTTGAACCCTCTTTTCGTGTTGATGTGATACCTTTAATTCGGGATTTATATAAGGTAAATCCCGATATGGGCATTGCATTACAAGATATGTTTAAGTTAGCTAACACCAGTCATACAGTAACTTTCCCTAATAATACCGATGAAGAGGCTTCAAAGATGAGAGAACATCTTAAGAAAGCCACCAAGGGATGGACCAGATATACTGCTGGTATAGATGGTTTAGTTAACAAGATGATTGTTCAACTTCTTGTAAGTGGGGCAATATCCGTAGAAGGCGTACCAAATGACAAGCTTGATGGATTGGCTACGGTATTATTCCTTAAGCCAGAGCATATCAAGTTTAAACGTGAATTAAATGGGGTGTATTCTCCTTACCAAAAGAATATGAATTTCTTTGTTAAGCAACAAGATTATATTAAGCTTAACCCAGAAACTTATTTCTATGTTGGTATGTTCAATGATACCGATGAACCTTATGGAGTTCCTCCATTTATGCCAGCATTAGATTCTCTCAAAGGTCAAAATGATATGAAGATTAACTTCAAGCATATCATGGAGATTTGTGGTATGGTTGGTTTCTTAGAAGCTAAGATGCAGAAATCTCCACAAAGACCAAATGAGAGTATAAAAGCTTATGAATCCCGATTATACCATGAACTCAATATCCTTAAACGTAATGTTAAAGAGGGTATGAAGGATGGAGTAGTTGCTGGTTACATAGATGACCATGAATTCAAACTTAACTCTACTACTAAGGAACTCGGTAATATCGAGAAGCCTTGGAATATGAACCAACAATCTGTAGCAAATGGGTTGGGAGTTAATGGCTCTATCATTGGGGTATCATCTACTACTGGTGAAGGTGCAACGGGTATAATGCTGTCTAAGATGATTAGCCAGTTAAAAAATATCCAAATGCTTGTAGCTTATGTATTGGACCGACTTTATTCTCTAGAACTGCGTTTGGCAGGCTTTAATAATAAGGGAATGAAGATTGATTGGGGAACTTCTACAGTTTCTGATGAAGTTAAAATCCAACAAGGTCTTCAGTATAAGATACAGAACCTTGACTTATTGTATAAGGCTGGTATCATTAGTCAAGATCAATATGCTTGGGCAATGGGTTATGATTCTCCTGATGAGAAAGAACCAAGAGTTTCACTTGAGGACCAATTTGCTAAGGGTGGTAATATAGACCCACAAGAGGGTACCAAGAAGAAACAAAGGCAGGATGATAAAAACCAATCTGCTCGTAGGTCAAGAGATAAGACAAACCCGGCTCCTTCTCGAGGAGACCAAAATACTAAAGCAAGATGAGTAAATTCACAAAGAAAAACAAAGAGCATCTTGATTCTATGGTGATAGGTCAAGGCCATACCATTATGGCTGGGTATATCCCAGAAGCAGTGGGAGCCCAGACTTTCTCCGAGAATTATTACAAATGGAAGAATCCTACACCGGACACCATTGCTCAATTTGGATTTTGGGGAGGGGATATAGATTATAATACCTATTACCCTAACCTGGATAAATCAGAATTAACTCCAAAGGATGAAGAGTTTATCGAACCTATGTTCCGATTACTTTCGGAAACAATCGTATCGAAAAATTGGAATCCTACAGACTTCGGTCAAAATGGAGTACTAAAGGCTTCTATGAAGATGTTGCTTGGTCAAACAGTAAACTGTGACCATGAAACCAACATCGGTAATGCTATTGGGGCTGTATCACAAGTAATGTGGCAGGAATCCTATAAAGACGGTAGCTTTACTATACCCGCTGGTATCAACGGTATTCTGAAAATCGATGGTAAGGCAAACCCAAGAATTGCTAGAGGCATCCTTATGGAACCTCCTTCAATTCATAGTAATTCAGTTACTGTACAATTTAAGTGGGATAAATCCCATCCCCAAATGGAAGATAACGAATTTTATCAGAAACTGGGTACTTATGACTCTAAGGGAGTTATGGTACGTAGAATTGTTACTGAAATTGTTCGTTACCTTGAGACCTCACTAGTTTCACATGGTGCTGATTCATTTGCCCAGAAAATTGGTTCGGATGGTAAAATCATTAACCCAACCTTTGCCAAAAGAACTTGGGCATCTTATGAAGAATACAGAGATGATAAATCGAAGCAATACTTCTTTACTGATTATAAATCAGATTTAACATCATATCAAGAAAAGAACGATACTCAGGGTTCTTTTAATGATAATGATGCCAATGATAATCATTCAAATAAAGATAACATGAACGAATTACAAAAATTTCTTGAAAGCCTTTTTGGGGATAACATGCTTACCCTGGAAGAAGGTAAAGAGATGAATCAGGAAAATGTAATCGCCTGCATTCAGACTTTGGTATCATCCAGAAACGAATTGCAAACTTCGGTAGATAATCTTACTACAGAGAAAACTTCTCTTACGGAACAGATTACCAACTTGAATGCCGAAGTAGCTAACTTGAAGGAAATGGCAACCGTAGGAAAGAATCACATTGCTTCTCTACGTGAAAATGCCGTAGAAACCTACAAGAAGTTGATGGGTGATAAGGTAGATGAGACAATCGTTACGATGCTCAATGCCGAGACTACTGGTATTACTACTCTTATTTCCTTGACCAAGGATTACCAAGCTCGCTTGGAAGAGAAGTTCCCTCTCACTTGCTCAAAATGTGGTTCTAAGGACGTCAACCGTGCTTCCTCAATTGCTGAGGATGATACCGAGGGTAAAACTGGAACCCAGGGTACTGATACCCAACGGAATTCAGAATCTCCGAGTACTAAGAATGTAATCGATAACTTGTATCGAAACAAAATCAAATAACTAATATAAATAATCCGCGTTATGGAAAAAACTAAAATCGTAAACGACCCTCAGCAACTTACTCTCTTTGGGGAAAGAACCCCGAGAGCGGTGATTTACAAAAGTGAGTCACACAAATTGCACCAGGCTTTCAATGTTAAAGCTGGAGAGAAAATCGTACAGGGTATGCCAGTGGCTTTGAATAAAGAAGGTTTGATTTACCCTTGCACTGATACAGCTACTCAAGTTTATTTGGGTGTAGCAGTAACGGATAACGTTAACCCTGCTTATCAACCTCAAAGAAATTTCCCGGTAGAGGTAACAGTAGCTATGGAAGGTTACATGATTTGTAACTGGGTATCAAACGGAAATATCGAAGCTGGCTATGTAACTCCCGATGGAAAATTGCTTAACGATAGATTCGTAAAAGCTAACCAAGCAACTTCAACCCAGTTCATTGCCCTTAATCCAGCAGAAGAGGCAAATGAGGTAATTCAAGTACTCATCAAATAAGAGAAAAGAAATTATGGAAAATAAAATAGATATTACAAAGTTGAAAGCTCAGGATTTTATGAATGAGCTGCCGGAAATGGTAAGAAGCTTGGAAGCTGTTCGTTCCGGTTCACAGGACAAGAAGCCTGTAGAGGTAACTTTTGGAGAATTGGTTACCGGTAAATGGGGTATTTCAGAAGATGAACTTTTTGAAAAGATGGGCATCAATCCAAAAGTGGACACGATGCAGAACATCTTTACAATGCCTCAACAGGATGTTCGTTGGATTGTTCCGGAAATCATCCGTGCTGCTATCACATTGGGTATGCGCCAGGCTCCGTTCTATCCGAACATCATTGCATCTGATCAACCCATCAATGGTTTGCAAGCAATCATGCCGATGGTTAACATGTCGGATGCTGCCCCTGCAAAGGTTAATGAGGCAGAAACTATCCCATTGGGTGATGTTAGCTTCGGACAGAAATCAGTTAGCCTCTTCAAAATCGGAAAAGGTTTCAAACTTACTGATGAAGTTCGTAACTATGTTTCACTCGATGTCTTGGGAATCTACCTTCGTGATTTTGGTGTTCAGTTGGGTTATGCTCTGGATACTCTGGCTATGGACGTTGCTATCAATGGTAACAACCCTGATGGCTCTGAGTCTGCCCCGGTAATCGGTGTATACGAAACAACTAATGGTATCACTTACAAAGACCTTCTGCATATTTGGGTACGTGCTGCTCGTATGGGACGTAACTTCCAAACTATGATTGGTGGTGAAGACCAGGCAATCGAAATGCTGAACTTGCCGGAATTCAAGGATCGTCACTCTGGTACTACAGAAGCTACCTTGAATGTTAAGTCTCCGGTTCCCAAGAATGCTGACTTCTATATCCATCCGGGAACACCTGACCAACAGCTGTTGTTGATTGATACCTCTGCTGCCTTGATTAAGCTTACTGCTCGTCAGTTGATGCTTGAATCGGAAAGAATCGTTTCTAACCAGACTCAGGCAATCTATGCAAGCTTGACTACTGGCTTCTCTAAGATGTACCAGGATGCAACTCTATTGCTGGCTGCTGATAAGAAGTTCTCAGAATTCGGATTCCCCGAGTTCATGAACGTAGACCCATATTTGATGGTTAACCTCGAATAATAAGGGCAGTCCGGTTTCATCTATATAAATTCCCTGAGAGGGTGGGTAATTAAAAAGACTCATCCTCTCTTTATCCTTTATCACTTTTTAAATCTTAGGAAATATGGCTAAAGATAAATATACAGTAACTGTGGGACCAAGAGCTTACAGTTTTCATGACCAATCAACTGGTATTACCGTTTGTAGAGGAGAAGACAAGGAACTCTCTCGTCGTCAATTCCGTGCACCAAAAATTCAGAAGGCAATTGCCTCTGGCCATCTGATTATCATTGCTGATAAATCAGAAATCGAAAAGTATTCAGAGGCCGACATCGAAAAGTTGGATAAGAGACTGAATGCTCAGTTCAAGAAAGGCATGACTCTTGAAAAACTTGCAAAGGGCTATTCCCTGGAAGAACTGAAACTGGTAGCAGGTCTTCATGAAATCGTTGCCGAGAAAGATGATACAGTAGAAACAATTCTTCAGGCTTTGCTGGAAGAATTCGAATCCTCTTCTAAAGGGTAATCTATGAAAATTACATAAGACAGACTAATATGAATAACAATCTGGACTTTTTGTACGTTACGTCAGGTCTGGAAGTTTCATTCAGAGTCATATCCAAAGTCCCGGCCAAATCCATTTTTGACTGGGACTTTGGTGATGATAAGGGAGAGGTTTTCAATGGTGGAAGACATGTTTCCTATTCTTATGAAACTCCCGGTTTCTATACAGTAACCCTACATGTAACCAACTCTAATGGTTTAGATATCACCGTAGATAAGACTCTGGTAGTTTGTGATTATGGTCATACGGCATTAGCCGATACAATATATAACTTAATCGACCACTATATTCCTTCAGAGATATCAGAGGGAATGACCAGGGAAGATAAATCTATCTACATCACCAAATGGCAATATTATATTGGTCCTCTAGTAAATCACCAAATTCCTGCAGATAAGTATACTGATGAATTATGGTATGAAGCACTAGAAAACCAATTAATAATGGAATTGGCAGCATGGGACTTTCTCAATGTGAAGATACTTAATCTATTAACGAGTACTTCCAAATACTTAAGTCAATTAACCTCTACCAAAGAACAAACTGGTGATGGTACTTCTAAACCTGAACTTGCCCGAGGTGATAGGATTAAACAAATCACTACTGGGCCTACTGAAGTGCAATATTATGATACCTTGGCAGATGCTACAAGTTCCCTATGGAAAACACTTTCTCAAGCAATGCAACCAGGTGGATTAATAGATGAATTAAGGAAGAATCTTTGTATGTTAGCTTCACGATTGGAAATCTACTTACCGTTCTGTGATGAAGTATTTAGAACCGTAGTCCCAAAAGTAGTTAACAGAAGGCAACCTGGAGTATTAGATGGACCAAATCCAAGTGCTCCAGTGAAAGGTGGTAAGAAATCAATTCTAACTAAGTTATGACAAAAGAACCCTGGAGAATGGTAAAGAACCGCTCTTGGGATAGATACAAGAAAATTATCACTGACTTCTTAGATTGGGATGCTGGTAGGCAATCCATAACCTGGGCCAAACATGTTAATCAGCTTCTCAGTCATGCCGAAGACAGTATACCTAAATATTATAACATCCAAATCGAAGCATTGTGTTACTACAATGCTTTCAGAAACTGGCCTATCAATAAGGCAACTATTTCAGGAGAATTGGATGATGAAAACTTATCAATACTAATTTCTAAATCTTATATAGAACAAATCGGTTATCTTACACCGGAAGGTTATTGGGATTTTAATTGGGAACAAGATAGGTTTGTAATTAATGGTATAACGTATAAGCCTTCTGGAGATACTCAGACTGCTCAGGCAAAGGATGAGGCTTTAGTTTTCATGATTATCCTAAAGAGAGACCGAGATACCAAAGTTGAATTTGTAGAATAAAAATAAAGTATATGGCAAAGATGTTAGTACTGAGGTGGACACCAATTACTACAAACAGTGGAATTTGGTTTGATAGTAATCGGGTTATCCTCAATGGTACCTCTGGAGTTCATATTGAAATGAAAGGTAATGGCAATGATGTAACGGCATTTCAATCGATGACCGGAAACAAATTTGTCACCTGCTTTCAAGATTACTTCGGGGATATCTGGGATAAAATAATACCTCATCCTGGTATAGGCCAGGTAATAAAGTTCCGTGTAAATAGACTTCCTGATTATGCTTGCATACGGGGAGATATTGAGGACGGTGGAGATGTAGACCCCGAAAATCCGGATGTACCAATGAATGCCTTCTGTGGTTCAGAGGGAGAACCATTCAGGGATATCGATTCTGAATTCTTACTGGGTCGTCAACGTGCAGTAATTAATCCTTAAATTTTATAAAATATGTATGTAAGTAAGTATTATACCTGCGAAGAAATAGACCAGCGGTTATTACAGGGTTACTATGATGACTTTGTTAAAGCTGGCTTTGGAGGAACTATAAATGAGTTCTGGGCCTTCGTACTTTCTATCAAGAATAAGGTAGATAAGAAAGAAGGATACGACTTATCGAAAAATGATTTTACCGATGAGTTGAAGGCTAAACTTGATGGCATTGAAGAACATGCAAATTACATCACCAAAGTTTCTCAGCTTGAGAATGATTTGAAATATCAAACTGAGGAAGAAGTTAAACAGATGATTAGTGATTTGGTTGATGGTGCTGATGATGCCCTTGATACTCTTAAAGAGTTGGCAGAGGCATTGGGTAATGACCCCAACTTTGCAACTACTATCACTAATAAATTAACCGACCTTCGTACTGCTTTAACCGAAGAGGTTAATCGTGCTAAGGAAGCCGAAGCTGCTCTGGGTGCTGCAGTAGCAGCAGTTCAGGATAACCTCAAATATGGGTTAGACCAAATCAATAAGAAGATTGATACTGTTAAGGCAGACTTAAAAGCCGAAATCGACAGAGTTGAGAAGAAGGTAGATAAGAATGCTGAAGATATCAAAGACCTTGAAGATAAGGTAAATCAAGGTAATGGTGAACTTGAGAAAGAACTTAAGGACCTTATCCAAAAGGAAAAAGATGAACGTATTGCTGCCGATAATGAGATTAAGGAAAGTGTAAATGAACTTAAGACTCTACATATCAATGATAAGGCCGCACTCGAGGCAAAGATTGCCGAAGAAACTGCAAATCGTACAAATGCAGATACTGTACTGGATTCTAAGATTAACGAGGAAATCACTAATCGTCAGGCTGATACTTTAGCTCTTCAAGGTAAAATTGACCAAGAGAAGGTAGACCGTCATTCTGAGGACCAAGCTCTTCATAATGAAATCTCTAAAGAGGTAACAGACCGTACTAATGCAGACAATGCTCTTCAAGGTAAAATTGACCAAGAAGCTCAAGCACGTACTGCTGCAGACCAGGTATTACAGAACAATATAGATTCAGAGGCTACCACTCGTGCTGCTCAGGATTTAATTCTTGAACACAAAATTGACGATGTAAAAGAGCAGGGTGTAGAAGACAAAGAACAATTGCTCAATGCTATTGCTGTAGAGGCTGCTGCTAGAGAAAAGGGTGATAAGGACCTTGATACTAAGAAGGTAGATAAACGTGAAGGTTATTCTTTGACCAAGAATGACTTTACTGATATCCTCAAAGCTAAGCTTGATGGGATTGAAGAGAAGGCAAACTATATTACCCATCTCTCCCAGCTTATCAATGATGCCGGTTTCCAAACTGAAGAAGAAGTAAATGCTGCTATCCAAAAGATTATCGGTTCTGCACCAGAGGTACTTGATACTCTTAAGGAAATTGCCGATGCCCTTGGAAATGACCCCAACTTTGCAACTACTATCACGAGGAAGTTGGCTGCAATCACAGAACAGGTTAACCAAGAAATTGAAGACCGAATTGCAGGCGATGAAGCAAACAGCGCTGAGGTAGCTGCTGAAGTTCAAGCCCGTAAGGATGCTGACACGGCTCTCGAAACTAAACTGAAAGAATATGTAGACAATAAGTCTGCTACTGGTGATGCTGCTATTGGAGTTGTAAGAGATAACCTTAACAAGGAAATCCAAGACCGTAAAGATGCCGATGCCACAATTCAGGCTAACTTGGATAAAGAGATTGCCGAAAGAAAGACTGCTGATGAAGCATATACTCAAAGTTTGGCTAATGTTAACCAGCGTATCTCAGACTTGGCTTTGAGTATGCAAGAGTCTATCAATACCTTGCGTAATGAGCTTACCGAGCAGGTAAATGCCAATACTACGGCAATCGCTACTAACCAACATAATATCGAAAGAAATTCAGAGGCAATCACAAATTTAACTAAGACTGTAGGGGATAACTACAAGGAAGTTAAGGATATGATTAACGAGGAAATCGTTGACCGTACCAATGCAGATAGTGCCTTGAGTTCTCGTATCGATACCCTTAATATCGACCTTAACACTGAAAGAGTAGAAAGGACTGCTGCTGACCAGGTTCTCCAAGTAAACCTTGATAAAGAAGTAGCAGACCGTACTGCAGCTGATAAAGCCTTGAGTACTGAGTTCACTGCTAAGTTGGATAATACTAAGCAGGCTTTGGAATCAGAGGTGGCTAATCTTAACACTAAGCTTGAACAAGAAAAGGAAAATCGTATTGCTGGTGATAATGCTTTGGGAGTTCGTATTGATTCTCTAGAGGCAGGTAATACCGATGCTATGAATGAATTAAAAGCAAAGGTAAATGCTAATACTACTGCTATTAATGCAGAGAAAGACCGAGCAATTGCCAAAGAGACTTCTCTTGAGGCCAAGATTGATACCAACCTTCAGAATCATAAAGATGATATGGCTGGTATCAACAAAGATATCCTTACCGAAAAGAATGACCGATTAGCTGGTGATACTGAATTACAGAATAATATCGATAAGGAAGCTACAGAACGTGCTAACCAAGATACCCTTATCAATAATGCTTTGGCTCAAGAGAAGGCAGATAGAATTGCTGCTGACCAAGCCTTAGATTCTAAGAAGGTAGATAAGGTAGACGGTAAGGTACTTTCTTCAAATGACTTTACTGATTTACTCTTTGCTAAGTTGGATGGCATTGAGGAACATGCTAACTATATCACAAAGGTATCTGAATTGTTGAATGATTCGGATTTCCAAAATTCTGAACAAGTAGAGGCAGCTATCCAAAAGATTATCGGTTCTGCACCAGAGGTACTTGATACTCTTAAGGAAATTGCCGATGCCCTTGGAAATGACCCCAACTTTGCAGCAACTATGACTGCTAAGCTTACTGAGTTGGAGAATAAGCTTGAAGCTGAAAAGAATCTACGTGAACAAGGTGATAATACTCTGCAACAGACTTTCACTAACTTAAGTAATACTCTTACTACTACGGTAAATGAGTTGAGAACTTTCGTAACTGAAACTCGTACGGAGCTGTTAACTTCACTGAATGCTACTAATGCCCTGGTAACACAGAATACTGCCAATATCCAACGTAACCTGGAATTAATTCAGGGTATTCAAGATAATATTAATGGGGGTTATACTGCAATTACTGATTTGCTTAATAACGAAATCGCTGCTCGTAAAGCGGAGGATATTCGATTGGAAGCAAAGATTGACCAGAATAACTCTGACCTCAACACAGAAAGAGAGGAAAGAAAAGCTGCAGATAAAGTTCTCCAGGATAACATCGATGCAGAAGAAGCTGCCCGTATTGCTGCCGATACAGCTTTGGGTAAACGTATCGATAAAGAAATTCAGGACAGAACCGATGCTGATACTGCCTTAGATAATAAATTCACTAACATTACCGATGACCATGAAGAAAGACTGGTAGCTGAAGAAGGTACTTCTGATGCTTTGCCTGATACCATGGTTACCGATGTTAGTGCTGTAACAAGAACCGGTACCCAACTTTCTTTCAAGGTAAAGACTTCAACCAAGGATAATATAAATAACCAATATGGTGAAGAAGTAGAAGCTACCAAGAACTTACTCCCGGTAACTCAAACTCTTGCAGGAGTTATGTCTGCAGCAGACAAGGTTAAGTTAGATGGATTAGACCCCAATTCTCTGACGGATATCTCTGCAGCTTCAGATGCTAATAAAGTAACGGTAACAGTAACTAAGGATAACGGTTTGAATGCCGATACTACAGAAACCTTCGATTTGCCTCAGGCATCTGCTACTAAGGCCGGTACTATGACTGCGAAAGATAAGGTAGAATTGGATAGAATCTCTACTGCTAACTTTGCCCTTGGTGCAGTAACACCTGATGAAACCACAGTAGGTATAGCTGCAACTAAGACCGTAGTTGAAGATGGTACAGTAGAACAGAATCCTATTACATTGCCTGCCTCTACTGCAGAAAAGGCCGGTGTACAAACTGCAGCAGATAAGAAGCTGTTTGATTCTATACCAGATAATATTATTATCTTATCTGGTGATAAACCAGTTGAGGTAGGTCAACAAAGTAGTCATGTTACTTTAACTCATAATTTCTCTTCTAAAAAAGAAGAGGGTATTTATACTCATGAGCCTGAAGATTATAAGACTACTGATATCCCAGCAGCTACTACAGAGAAAGCTGGTGTAATGACCGCTCAAGATAAGGTTAATCTGGATGAGACATTACCCAATGCTATTGCCAAAGAGGTTCAGGATAGAAAGGATGCAATCGAGGCTTTGGACGGTAAATCAGAAGCCGCTCTTGCTCAAGAAGTAGCTGATAGAAAAGCTGCAGATACTGCTTTAGATACCAAGTTTACTAAAGCTGTAAACGATGAAGCAACTGCTCGTACTTCTGCTGATACTGCATTGGGTGCAAGGATTGATAAAGAGATTGCCGATAGAACTGCGGCAGACACTGCCCTTGAAACTAAGTTACAGAATAATATTAATACTCTAGAAGCTAAACATGATGCTTTCGTAGCAACTAAAGGTCAAGCTGGTGGATTTGCTCCATTGGATGGAAGTGGCTTAGTACCTGCTAACCATTTGCCTTCATATGTAGACGATGTAATCGAGGTATATGCTACCTATGAAGTAAATTCTACTGGAGGCCTTACCAACATTCAATTGTATACCGATGCAGGTCACCAAACACCAGTAATAGGAGAATCTGGTAAAATCTACATAAACGTTGCAGATGGTGAACCTCCATACCAATTCCGTTGGTCAGGTACTAAATTCGTAGACAGTAATACTTCGTCTCTTATCATTGGGGAAATCGCAGGTACTGCTTTCGAAGGTAGTAGAGGTAAGCATCTTGAGGATGTGGTATCTAGCATGCCTAAAAATTTAATTAGTAAGGTTTCAATAGCTAACAAAAATAAGCGTAATGTTATTATCTTATGTAACTATTCTGCTACGGATGGCCAAGGGCATTACATTGATAAACCCGATGGGATGGTAATCCCTCTAACTCCAGCCACTACTAAAGAAGCTGGTCTGATGGATGCCGATAGTGTAATAAAGCTTAATCAAACCTTACCAGATGCTATTGAAGCTGAACAAGAGGCCCGTATTGCAAAAGATAATGCTCATGATACCTTTAATAGTTCTCTTCCAGGAATTATTCTTACTGGATTCACTCTTACCCATAATTCAACTAATGTAAGAGCTACTCTTAATAATAAAACTAAGAGTGCAGAGGGTAAGACTTATGAAGGTGCTACAGATTTAATTAGAGATATACTTGCAGCAACTAAGACTACTGCAGGTGTAATGACTGCAGCAGATAAGACTAACTTGGATAATACCGTACAGGGGTTGGCAAATGAGATTACCAATAGAACTAATGCCATCAATGCTCTTCGTACAGAACTAAAAACCTATATTGATAATCAAATCTCCGATACAGGTTCAGATGTAACTGCATTAGAAACTAAGGTAAATGAACATATTGCCAATAAGTCTAATCCTCATTCAGTTACCAAGGCTCAAGTTGGTTTGGGTAATGCTTCCAATACTTCGGATGCAAATAAGCCAGTATCTACTGCTCAGGCTGCTGCTATTGCCGATGCTAAGGCTGCAGGTACTGCTGCTCAAACTTCTATCAATACCCATGCAGGTAGAAAGGATAATCCTCATACAGTAACTAGAGCTCAATTGGGATTGGCAACTACTGACCAGGTAGTATTTGCTAAGACTACTGCTCCTTCCGGTTTCTGGAAAGAGTCTTCAGATATTCGACTCAAAGATAATATCCGAGATTTGAATCATACTCTAGACCAGATTTGCCAGATACCTACTAAGTCATTTAGTATGCTTGGTAAGGAAGATGAGGGAACTATTGCTCAGAACCTCGAGGGCTTAGGCTTTGGTAAATATGTGGAAGAAGTTCCAGTAGAGAAATCTACGGTACCTAATCCAGAGGAATTCGAAACCTTGGAAATCAACGGAGAAGAATACGTACTCGTAAAACAAGTTAAATATCACAAGATGTCAACTTTGGCAATCGAGGGTGTTAAACTTCTCTACGATGAAATCAAGGCTTTGAAGGCAGAGATTCAGGAACTTAAAAACAAATACATCTTATGGGAGAGATAGCAACCTGGAGTGCTGTCAAAACTAAAGTAGGCCTTGGTAAGGATGGCAATGACTGTCCTACCAAGGCTGAATTGTTAGCACTCTCCCCTACAGGAACAGGGGAAAATTATGTGGGGTTGGAACTATCCAATGCCAGTTCCTATGGAAATAATGAAACGGTAAAGTTAGAGGATATTCATAAGGTAACTTATAAGTATACTTTTACTACTAGATACAGTAGTGTAAGCTTCGATGCTTTGGGTAACCCAAGCTCTTCTAATCAGGGGTTTGATTTTATTTCTACAAAACAGAAATATTGGGATGGGGTAGCTAATGGGTCTGAAATTACGGTAAATTATGTTCTTAGTAATAAACCTGCATGGGTAGCTAATCATCCTTCAACACCTCGTTGGACTGCTTCAGAGAATTTAGCATTAACCCCTCGGTCGGATTCCAATACTCTTGTTACACAGAATGAATCTGGTAAAACTTTTAAATTAACCTTCATTCAAGCAGCGGCCTCTCAATCTTGGAGTTATGGTTGGAGTGTATCACCTACCTCTATGTCATTTGGGGCTACAGGAGGTACTAAAACCTTTACCGTTACTTCTTACAAGCAAGAATTGAGAAATGGTCATAATTATGGTAACCAAATTGCTTTAACTTATACTAGAGCCAACTCTGGTAGTGTATCTGGAAGTGGTACTTCTGTAACTATGGGTAATAATACTTCTACCAGTACACGAAGTGGTACGGTAACCTTAACCCAAGCTGAAACTAATAAGAAGGCAACTATTAGTTGCTCTCAATCTGCAAGTTATAGGACTTACAGTGAAATCACTGCCAGTGGAGGAAGTGTATCCGATATACCTGCAAGTGGAGGAAGTAGAAGTTCATTCTCAAGTATGCCATTATATTCTCAGACTTGGGGATGGAATGGTTCTACAACTGGAGGTGGCACAATTACAAGCGGTGCTAGCATTAGTTATGGTACTGCAGTTAGTGCAGGTTCTTTGGGAACTACGGTTAAATCTAGAACCCAGGTAGGAAACCTTACTGGTACCTTATCACTAAATGGTAAAACCAAATCTGTAAGTGTACCAGTATACCAGGCAGCAAACGAATTTACTGGGTATACCTATGGTTCTTGGAGTGTAAGCTTAACGGCAAATTCTTATACCATCGGTAATACTGGAGGTAGTGTAACTTTGTACCCCAGTGCAAGTAGACCCAGATATGCTAACTATACCTCAGGTTCAAATATCAGGAATGGTTCAGATAGTGCTACTCCAAGTTTAAGTACCAATGGTACCTCAGGATTTAGTCTATCAGGTACTACACTTAGGGCTTCTGAGAATACCAGTACAAGTAGTAGGTCTATTAGAGTTACTGCTTCTTATGGGGGTGCTTCCGATTATGTGGATATCACTCAGGGAGGTGCAAGTGTATCTTATAATTATTATTTTAATTGGGGGAGTTCCCCTGGAAGTCAGACTTCTAAATCTATTACCCATCCTGCTTTGGGAAAAACCGAAGAGGTTCCCTTCATCTCTTATAAAAAGAAAGTGATAAATGGTATAGAAACTTCTGATATATATCCAGTAGGAGTAAGTCGAAATGTACTGAGTTGGACTATTGTTAATATAGTAGATAATGGGCTCTCAGTTAAAACCTATGAGAACACTGCTGAATCCTCAAGGTCTGATACAGTAACGGTAACTCAATCAGAATCCGGTAAGAAGATAACACTTACTATTAACCAGAGTGCTGCAACTATAACCTATGAGTATGTATTCAAAATTTCACAGCCTTGAATATGAATATACTTAACAATCGACCAAAGTTTGAGGCAATTGTTTCTGAATGCGATAACATTCTCAATTCAATTAACCAATCACCTTTTGCTCCAAGTAAACCTGCTCCAGGGTTTGGGGGAGGGGGGAGTTCCGTCAATACATGGACCAACGAATCTCCACTCAAGAGGCTCTGTTACAAAGGATTGCTCAGGAGCTGGAATTGGATAAACCTAAACAACAGTAAGAATTATGCCAAGTAAGTCGGTTAATATTACACTATCGACTCCAGTTGGCCCTCTAGAAATATACGCAGATAAACGAGAACAAGCTCGTGCAGAAAGGTTGATTGCCAAAACTCCAAGTATCTTAACCAAAGGCTATGAGAAAGGTACAGAAAAGTTTGGTAATCAACTTCTTCGTATAGTAAGGCGAAGTTTGAATACTGGTGTTCCACCACCCGGTTCCCATACTTCTTGGCCAAAACATGCTCCCGGTACTGTAAAGAAATATGGGGAGCATACTCTATTACGACTCACAGGTCAATATGCTAGATCTGTTACTGTGGTAAAGACCAAGAATAGAACTTTCGTAGGTTTGCCAATTGGAATCAAGAAGATTACATATACCGGTAAGACTTCAAGAAAGACTTTGAATCAGATAGCTATCATGCTAGAGTATGGTAGTAGAGATGGTAATTTACCACCTCGTCCTCTCTGGGGTCCTGCATTTAAGGCTGCTGGTGGAAAAGCAGCCTTACAAAAGGAAATACGAAATGAAGTTAGAAAAGAAATAAGGAGAGTTAAAAATGGCAGCAGACTTTGAAATATCATCATTATCCGGAACTGGTACTGCAACTATTAGGGTAAAGCCTAAGGCAGTAAACGAAGACATGAATAATATAAAAGAGCAGGTTCTCAAGGTAATAGTTCAGGGTGTAGAAAGGGAAGTAACCCTGGTACAAAAGGCCGCTCCTAAAATAGTAGAGACCTGGGGAACTTATTTTAGTATCACTCCAGAAACTACTTCCCATACTTTCGATGGTACTAAAAGGGGTGAGACCCTAGAAATAGGTGTATACAGTTACCAACGGAAGTTTATCAATAATGTGCCTCAAGATAAATATCGGGCTGTAGATTGGAAAGTTGAAAGCTCTTCAGATTGGTTAGAGGTAACTAAAGAAATTGGGGAGGCTAATGCCGCAGGTAAGCTTACTATCAAAACTAAATCTACTAATCAAAATCACAACCCCAGTAACTATGACCCCTTGGAAAGAACTGCTATAGTTAAGATTATCTCACAGCAAGAACCTAACCCTAAGATAGTTTTAAATATAACTCAATCTCCAGGTACTAGAACTACTAAGTATGACTTTGAACCAATCCCGAATATACCATTCCCAAACCTTGGTCAAAATACTAGTACTGCTCAGATTAGTAATGTAAAGGGCTATCAATACTACCTTATCAACGGTATTCAAGTTGCTAAATCTATAAAACAATTTAAGATAACCGATATAAGTAAGACAATAGAGGGTCAATTCCCTGGAGGTATTGGTTCAGAACCAATATCCTTTAAAGTATGGCTTACCGATTATCCTTCAAATATTGCTACTCAATGGGTTAGTGAATTAAATTGTGTTGGTCATTTACAAACCATAATTAGTGGTTTTGGAGGTATTCAGGTAACTTATAATGGGTATATTAATGACAATGGCAATCAAAGTGTTCAGTTAAATATTAAATTAGGACTTTAATGGTAAACTCAGAAGAAATAGTAGAAAGAACTTTTTATATCTCTCTACTTAGTACAATGTTGGAAATGGGTCTTACCTTAAACCCAGAAGACTTCTTACCTTTGTCTCAAGAAAACGAAAAAAGATTTCAAGAGGCAATCAAAGGTATGAAGAAGTTTATACCCCTTTTTGGTATAGGGAATAATCAAGTAAAAGGCCCAAAGACTCTCCCAAGAATAACCCTAGAACTACAGGGTTATTATGCTGGAGATATTGGTGTGAATAAATACATCATCGGTGATAAACTTGAGGATGGTAATTACCAAGCTTCAGAGTTTCCTTATGAAACTAAAGATATTACCATAGATGTACATCTAGTTTCTCAAACACAAGCCGATATGAGGTTGCTACATACAATCTTATATACTGGCTTACCTGCTAGAGGATACGTGAGACCATACTTCAATGACTTAGAGGAATGGGAAAAGGGCAGGCTTGCTCCCACCGGAAACCTATTCATTGAAATTGGTAATTATTATGACCATCCCGATGTAGAACATGGTATACTCGAAAAGGTATATACCTATGTATGTAAAGATGGTATTCTCCCAGAAAAGCTTTTGGAAGAAGGTACACTTACACCTATCAAGGATATCTCAGTTCTCATTGGATTGTTAGAACAAAACGAAAATGAGATGCTAGAGTTAAAAGTACCTAAGGTATAGGTACAATACTCTAGGGTATAAATTAAACGAGTAATTAACTTTAATCACAATAGAATTATGCCAACTTCACCTCATGTTGATTTTAAGTTTAAGAACAACAATGTTCTTCAAACTACTCCCATGTTAGGAGTTTCTTGTGTATTGGCTAGAACTACTAAAGGTCCATACGATGACCCTTCAGAAATCATCTCTACATTCTCTCAGTTCCAAAGAATCTATGGTTCTGAAATTGTACCCGATGGTTCTGTATCAAATATCGAAAAGGCTTTGCAAGGTGGTTCTAAGCTTCGTGTTATTCGAGTACTTGGCAAAGGAGCTACTCAAGGTACAGTAACTGCTTCTCAGGCTGCGGCAAGAAAAGCTAAAGATTCAGAAGATGGGATTTCAGTTGCTTCTGCTGTACCCGACTCGGCTAAACCTTCTGCTCTGATTACTTTCAAATCAGGTAGTACTACCTATAGTTTTGGATTAATAACCAAGGGATATGGAGATCCCATTGGTAGTGCAGATACTTTCCGGGTTGGTTTTTATAAGCAAGCTAATACCTTGTATTATAAAATATATTCAGCTAATGGGCAAGTACTTGAACAGGGCCCAGTAATAACCTACAAAACTGCCGATGATAACAATAACACTTCGGTAGATTACCTTGCTCTTAGTGCATTTGCTAAGAACTCGGAATATATTAAGCCGGTAATTACTGCAGGTTCCTCTTTTGAAAACCTAATTAAGTGGCTTACCGATGATATTGAGGGTACTAAGAATGCTATCACTATTACCGTGGGAGATGCTGCACCCTCCGAAACAGAGAAACTGTTTAATGGTACTATAGGTAGTGCAGGTTCCACTCCAACTGCCGAAGAATGGATTGCTTCACTGGACTTGATAAAAGACTACACAGACTTCTACCAATTGTTTATTTCACATATCTCTCAACACTTGGAACAAGATCCAGAGGTACTCAAAGTATACAAGGCTGCTGCCGATATGGCAAAAGAACTGATGGAATGGGTACTGTATATCGAAGTTCCCAAACACTTAACCCATTATACTCAAGGTACTCAGGTAAGAGATTACAAAGCTCAGGTTACTTGGGTACAGACTTGCCTTGGTACTGTAGGTAACTCTAAGTACATTGCCTACTTTGGTGGTGGACTTAAGTACTACAACGAAAACGGTAATCTTCAGGATTCCGATGTAGTGGGTACCATTGCAGGTTTGGGAGATGCTTCTGCTACTCAATACGGTCCTTGGAAATCCTTTGCTGGAATGAACCGAGGAGTTATTGGAGATGCAGTTGGCCCAGTATGCCCCAACTACGGTTCTCCTTCTCGATATAACGAACTGAACACTCTTGCTCAGAATTATATCAATGAGATGGTAATCAAAGATACTCCAGATGCAGGTAAGCAAACCATGCTATGGCATTGCTTCTCTTCTCAAGTGAAACAGGATTCTGAAAGATTCCTTTCAATCGTAAGATTGAACCTTTACCTGAAGAAGTTCCTTCGCCCGGTATTCAACAAGTATATCGAAGAACCAAACGTTTGGAGTACTTGGAAGAGAATCTGGTTGGAGGTTAAACCTACACTGGATTCATTGGTAGATGAAGATGCCATGACCGAGTATACCTGGATGGGTGACCAAGATGCAACTTCTTGGGATGACCTTTCGGTTAATAACGAAGCAAATGCCCGTCAAGGTAAGTACCGTGTTATCCTTAAGTATAAGGATGTAGTTCCTATGCAAGAGGTAACTATGGAGATTGTAATCGATGCAGCTTCTAAGGCAGTATCAATCGTAGAAACAAGTAATAACTTATAAACTCATAACACAATGGGAGCAAAAGTAAAAAACCCACGGAAGAAATTCTTGTGGAGCATCATGTTCCCCAAACACCCTATCAATACCTATCTATTCCAAAGTTGTACTTTGCCGGATATTGAGATTGACCAGGTTGCTCATGGGGACGTCAATAGAGACGTTAAAACTGCAGGTAGGGTTACTATAGGTAATCTTATTGTAGAGAAACTTATGACTACTGCAGGTTCAGACACATGGCTTCATGATTGGCTTTATGCTTGCCAAGACCACATAGTTGGGGGAGGTTTGGTACCAAGCCAATATTGGGAAACGGCTATTGTAAATGAACTTGCCGAAGATGGAGTCTCGGTTCTTAATACCCACGTCTTCGAAGAGGTATGGCCATGTAAGATTACCGGCTTAGACTTGGACAGAATGGCTTCAGAGAATACCATTGAGTCCATAGAGTTCTCAGTTGGTACTGCAGATAAATACTAATTCCTTAGTCTATTTTCACTAAGATTCGGTGGAGGGGTGGGATTCCTGTGATAGGAGCTCACCCCTTTCTTGTTGTTATACGGAGTACTATGAACATTTGTAAACATTAAATATATCAAATTATGGAATTTAGAACATTTAGATTTACCGGACCCTCTGGTTTCGAATATGAAATCAGAGAACAAAATGGTGCTGATGAAGATATTCTCAGTAACCTTTCAGACATGAAGACTTTGATGAACCTTACCAAGTTCATTGCAGCAATCGTAATTAGAACTACTGCTACCCCTAATGGGAAATTAACCGTAGATGATGCCCTTAACTTACCAGTCAATGACCGTTATGCTATTATCTTCAATTCTCGTATCTTCTCTTTGGGAGAGGAAGTAGAATTCGAATATGATTGGGGCAAAGAGAATGGTGGTAAGATTACTTATGGCCAAGACCTTCATGAGTTCCTTTTCGATTACGGTACTACTCCAACTGTAGAGGATTTAAATCAGAAGCCAGATGCTATCCCTTATTATCCAGAGGGAGTTAGATTGGTAGACCATGAATACACTCTTTCATCTGGCAAGAGAATTAAATTCAATTGTATGACTGGTAAGGGAGAACAAGAGTTTATGAAGTTGCCTTTGGATAAACAAACTAAGAATGCTCCTCTTCTTTGCCGTAATCTTCACTTAGAGGTTGATGGTAGTTGGGAGAAGGTAGAAAACTTTACTCCGTTTACTGCAAAGGATATGGCTGAGATGAGAAAGCATATCTTATCTATGGACCCTATCTTCAAAGGTGAATCTCATATCACTAACCCAACCACCGGAGAAGAAAGAACTTATCCTATAGTTTGGGCACCGAATTTTTTCTACCTGACGGAAGAGTAATGTTAGAGAGTGATTTTGTTTATATCACCAGAGCCGAGATAGCCTTAGACTATTTCGGCTTTTTACGTCTTCCGTATCGAATAAGGAAAATATTCAAGGAAATGGCCGAGCAATATTATAAACAATTAAAGAAAAGAAAATAAATTATGAATACCAGTAGGAGTATAGTAGAGGTCGGTGTTGCCATGGTTTTAAAAGACCGATTCTCTCAAGAAGCTGGCAAGATATCTGGGTCATTCAGAACAATGATGAATGATATGAATACCTGGAATAGAGGTATACAGATGTCAGCTTCTAATACAATGGACTTCGGAATGCAGCTCGTAGGGGGAATGGCAAGGGCCTATAAATACTCTGCGGGTGTTCAGAATGAAGTTTGGACTGCTTCGAAAATTGCTGGTGCTACCATTGCAGAACAAAGGGAGATGTTACAATTGGCAAAGGATGTCAATGAGATAACTCCTCTTACGGCTTCAGATGTTGCATCAGGACAAAGATACCTGGCTATGGCAGGTAATAAATTCGATGCTATTAAAGAGATGATTGGGCCAGCATCTAAGCTGGCTTCAATCTTTACAATGACAGTGGGACAGAAAGGTGGTGTAGCTGACTTGATGACTAATATCATGTCAATGTACCAAATCCCAATGGGGGAAGCCGCTAGAGTAACCGATGATTTATATACTGCAGTTACTAATGCAAATATATCTTTAACAGACTTAGCCCAGTCTATATCTTATGCAGGAGCAGATATGGCAACTGCTGGAGTAGACCTTCGGCAAACGGCTGCTGCTATTGGTGTATTGGGTGACATGGGTATACAGGGTTCTATGGCAGGTACTTCACTGGCCAATATGATTCGTTACTTACAACTATCTCTTGTTAACCAAAAAAAGAAAGGCTATAACGCTTTAGCAGACTTGGGCTTAAGTCCCGATGAATTCTTCGATGCTCAGGGTAATCTTATAGACCTTTATACTATCTATCAGAAGTTTGCTAAGGCCGCAGTAGATTTACCTTCACGAATTGAAACACCAACTTTCTTCAATATCTTTGGAGTTCGTGGTAATCGTGGTATGCTCCCCGTACTTAGGGATATTGCTTCTGGTAGAGATAAAATGGGTAAGATACTTGCTACTTATGACCAAAACATTGGGGCAGTAAACCGACTCAATGAAGAACGTCTTAAAACTGATGCAGGTGTAATTGACCAATTCGAATCAAGTATAGAGAACTTAACAGTTACCGCAGGTGCAGCTTTGGGTAGAATCTTTACCCCAGTACTAAATGTGGGTAACTCTATAATCAAAGTAATTAATTCTATCTCAGAAACTTGGGTTGGAGGTTTTGGTCTTAGGGTAGGAGCTACTGCAGTAGTAGTAGGTACTATTGTTGCAGGATTTAATACTGTAAGAGGTATTATTAGGTCTGTTGGGTATTTACAGACTATTGCTACTGCTTCTACTGAAGGTATGTCTGCTGCCGCAATAAAAACTAATACTCAGTTTGCCATTATGGAAGCACACCTGGTAAGCATTGTTAACCTTATGAGAACTATGGTTCAGCTTCAAATGATGTCAAGTGGTATTGGTATGAATTCTGCTGGTAGATTTTATAACACTAAAATCGGAAGATATGTTAAGACACCAAATCCTGGAGTACCATTAGCAACTTTCATGGCCGGTAATTTAGCTGGTGGGGCTTTAGCTGGAGCAGGTGCCCAAGTTGGTAGTCAAGTAGCTAGGCAAGGTGCTATAAAAGGTTTAACCTCTATAGGTGGTAGACTTATGGGATTACTCGGTGGACCCTGGGGATTAGCAATTACTGTAGGTCTTCCTTTATTAATTGAGGTAGGTAGTAGTCTCATAAAATCTGTAGATAGAAATACCGAAGCTCAGAATAAAGAAGACCCATCTGCAATTAGGGCTCAAAATGAAGAGAGATTCCTGAATGCGATGAGAGCAGCTATCAGAGATGGATTAAAAGACGGTAAGATTAACATCAGTGTAGATGGTGAGATACTGGGGGATTATTCTTTGGGTTCTCAACAAGATTATACTGGAGTAGCATTAGGGTTATAAAACTAAAGTACTATGGCTAGAGTATTAAATAAAGCAGCAGGTAAGGTTGTTGAAAAGTACAATGATCTTACAAGAGATACGGCCGGTGTTCTTACTGGTCCTTTGAATAAATTATGGAGAGCTCGGATATTACTCAACCGAGCTACTTCATTTCTTCCGAAAGATGATGCTCCAAAGGGTAAACTCTATACTCCCAATGGGGTAATGGGAGAAGCTCAGATATCCTCTAAGAACCCAGTTCTAAATAAACAGCTCCAATCTAAATGGAGAATGGAATTACAATTTCCGAGATTAGAAGAAGGTGAAGGAGTAGACCCAGCAAAGGGGAATAAGAATACGACTAATTACCGAAATTTCGAGGTTAAAGCCGATGTTATATATCAGAATGAAGTAAGGATATATAACATGACGGTTAACCCTACTCAATACATTACCCTACAGAATAGACCTCCAGAATTGGACTTCCGAGGAGAAACTACATGGGCAACCATTAAATCTATGGGAAGGAATACTCCCATGTATCATTTTACTGGTGCTGAGGACATTATTCAATTCAATGTATCTTGGTACTGTAATGACCCAGAAAATCCTGAAGAGGTAATCAATAAATGTAGGTTATTAGAAGCATGGTCTAAATCTAATGGTTATCAGGCTGCCCCTCCGATTGTTAAGATTGAGTGGGGAGATTCTGGTATATTCGATAATCATCATTACATTCTTACTTCAGCAACTTATACTCTGAAGAACTTTCAGAATGGTTATCGAATAAGGGTACCTGGAAAGCTAGCTACCTTTGGTAATGGTAGGTTATTGCCTGCAGCAGCAACTCAAGAATTGATTTTCAAGAGAGTAAGTGCATATAATCTATCCTATGGAGATTTTATAAATTCGGATTCACTTAAAAAGACGGGAGGTATTAAATATGATTGATATTAACCAATATCTGACGGGAGCTAGCCCTTATAATAATGCCTATGCTCTAAATTACGGAGATGGAGATTACTCTTTAGAAGCTCCAGTAGTTTCTGTACCTTCATCCTCAAATGATATTCAACATACCATTAAGGATGGAGAGACTTTACAGAATATAGCCTATAAATACTATGGGGATTCAGGTAAATGGTATCTTATTGCAGAAGCTAATGGTATACTAAACCCTTTTAAAGAGGTAGAAAGTGGAACACTTATAAGAATCCCCGCTTATGGCAGCTAAACAAAAACCCATATTATATAACGGAATGGGCCAACCATACTTGGCTTTATTCGATTTTAGAGGTATGCCGATAATGAACCCCATTACTGGTATACCTCTTGGAGCTTACATTAGTACCTGGAATTATAGGTATGATGAAGAGAAAGAAAATCTTGCTACAATTACATTTGATACTGGAGACCCAGATACTGTGGACATAGAGGCTTTACAAGAAGGTAATGTGATATGCTTACAGTGGGGATACATATACCCGGATGGTCAGTTTATATCAGGCCCTATTAAAACTATCAAGGTCAGGGATTTTGAGGCAAAGTTTGATTCTACTGGTACTCATGTAACTATCAAGTGTATAGACTCTGTTGGTGATTTAAGATATCAGCCCCCCTATAATTTCTCTGAAGCTTCAGAGAATAGTTTATCTTCATATTTAGATGGAGGTTGTGATAATGGTGTAGGTGTAATCATAGAAATCTTTCAGTAATGGAACAACGAATAATAAGTAATAAAGTATATGAGTCACTACAAGTACCTACTGAGAATACTCGTACTACTACTGGTAAAGTACTTTATGCTAACAAATACAGTGGAGTAGCAGAAGTGGCTATGCCAGAAGATTTGAAGGCCCTAATTAATAGTGACTTTGGGTTAGTTGGCAAGAATATCTTAGTTCAATTAGAACAGAAGATGAGGGGTTATACTAATGGCCCTTGGTATATAGATTCAAGAGATAATGTTATCTATATACACAATAGGAAATTCCATGAAGAGCCTGTAACTGTTTATACCTATCAGGGTGAAAATGGAGAAGTACTGAGTGTTAGTTTTGCTACTCAAAAAGTAACCAAGAGAGTTAAAGCTACTCTTTCTCCTGCTATTAATCCAGAGAGTAAAGATTTAGAAGTATTAAGTACTGGAATCGATGATACCGAAAAATTACCTGAGATAGTAGCTAATGGGAATAATGGTGTATATTATAGGAATTGGAATACCTCAATAGGTAAATATGGGGCTGAAAATAATCCTCAAGATATACCTACTATTATGTGGATGAGGTTAAAACATACTCTAAATACTGACCCTAATTTAAAAGCTTCAATTGAAGCTAGAAGGCAGTTGAATGACAAATGGAATCAGGATGTAGCTGAATATTCTGCTTCTAATCCAGCTGAAGCATATAGACAAGGTAAGGAAAAATTCCTTAATGAACTCAGTACGGATCAGGTAAGAAGTATCATAAACAAAACCATTCAAAGAGAAGAATTTCCTGCTGATAGACGTGCAGCTTTAAATGCAGCCCTTAAGAATGTAGTTAATGGTAAGACTCTAGATGAGAATCTATATAATATCCTCAAAAATGAAAGATACCTTTTTGAGGATAAAGAGCAAATGGAATACATGGTCATAGAAGACTTGGACCCAAGGGATTTTGACCCAGAGCATACCCCTAAGGGTGGAGCTAATGCTTGGAGATTAGAAGATGAAGAAAGTGTTTATCGTGGTATATCGGCTTTGAAGAAGGGTCCTTATACTATGGTGATTGATGATACTCCGGTTATCAAATATAAAAGCCCATTAAATAAGAGTTTGGGTATTTATAGTGTTACAGTGAAAGTTCAACATTGGAAAAAAGCTAATGTTGAAATACCATTGTATAAACTCTACCATAATTTATTCAGTAGATATGGGGGGATAGATAAATGGGCTTGGGCAGCTAATGCTAATGCTAATGGTGGTTTAAAGCAATCCGAAAAAAGATTAGTATGTCAACTTCAAGTGGTTGGTAGACCCATGCTAGCAACTTCCCAAATAATCCGAATAGATAACGTAGGAAAACGTTGGTCTGGCCCTTGGTATATAAAACAATGTACCCACTCTATGGATGCAGGTCAGGGATACATAACCAGCTTAGAGCTAGTGAAGAACTCTAGTAGGGCTGGTTCTACTACTTCTAAGACTGGATTATCCACTCAAACAGTCGTAGCTAATGATGCTAAAGCTAATGCTGTAACTTCTAAGGGTAAAGATAAGAAGGCTTTAAGTAATATTAACGAATTGGATTTAAGTTGGACTTATAATGAGGTTGCCTATTTCATTGAGTCCGGTATTATGGATAAGGAAGGAAATGTATTGGATGTTAAACGTAGGGATGAAATGGCTCGGAAGAAGGCTTATTATACTGAGGTATTAGCTAAGACTCCAATCGAGAAAGCAGAAGGTATAGCTATAAGCTCTGGTAGTTTAACTACTTCTTCAGGTAAGGTAATACCCGGAAAGATAACCCTCAAGAATATTCAAGTACCAGATGATTATTGGGTTAAATTCGATTATGGGGAAGTAGCCATAAAGAGATTCAAAGCGTATATCAAGAATAAGGAAGCGAGGCAATTATGGGCTATGAAACTGCAAAGATAATAACAGAAGAAGGATTAGAGGGTCTTGGAAGATACTACTCTATATACCGAGGTATAGTTGTTGATAATAATGATACCGAAAAGAAGATGAATAGGGTAAAAGTATGTATACCAGAAGTAATGGGAGGTACCTTTGCTTGGGCTTTACCGAAAGGCCAACATGGTTCAATAAGTAGTGGGTTTAAGTTCTTAGCCCCTAAGGTAGGAGATATAGTATTCATTACTTTTGAATTTGGTGACCCTACTAAACCACTATGGGAATACCATGGTTGGGGTATGAATCAAGTACCCCGACCCTTAGACGGTCCAAATAAAATGGGGATAGTTACTCCTGAAGGTAACCTCATTATAATAGACGATGATAATGGGGGACTAAATCTCTACTTTAATGGGGACGTATCAGTTTATTCTGAATCTAATGTAATAGTATCAGCTAATAAAGATATCAATATATCCTCAGGTGATACCCTTACATTAAATACTGGAGAAAATCAGGGGTTAATCAATATTGCCCAACTAACCGAAAAACTAAATCAAACTATTCAAGAACTAGAACAACTTCGTAGTATGTTCAACTCTCATGTACACTCGGGTGTAACTACTGGACCAGGTTCTTCAGGTCCAACTCTAACTCAAGCAACTAAACCTTTCTCACAATTCGTTGTAGACGATTATGAGGATAAAACCTGCATACACTAATGGAAAAGAATTACTTTACAGACTTAGTTGGTATAGGTGTAACTTATCCTATCCAACTTACAACTAATGAAAAGGGTGAAAGAGGTTGGTACCCAGTAAATGGGGATTTTAAACTTATCAGAGATAATATAAGTTCGATATTATATTACATGATAGGCCAGAGATTTCGACAGGAAAACTTTGGTAGTAAATTATGGCAATGTATTGAGGAGCCAAACTCACAAGCCCTAAGTTTTATAATTAAAGAGTTTTTAAAACAAGCCATAGGTGCTTGGGAACAAAGGATAACCTTCCAAAATATCACAGTTACTAGAGTTGATGCAAAAATACACATAGAAGTAACATATGTAGTAAATGGAACAAATTCTAGTCAGTACCTCGATATCACCTATGACCGGTCGGATAATTCATTAAATACACAATAATATGGGAATCACAAATAAATGGCTTAACCCATACCAGAGGTCTTATCAACAGATTAAGGCCAAGCTGGTTGAATCCCTTATGGGACTCAAAGACCCTCAAGGTCAGAAACTCATAACGGATTATTCTGAGGGGAATATATTAATTATCATCCTCTCATTGTTTGCGGCAATTGCAGAAGTACTTCACTACTATGTAGATAACATGGCCAGGGAAACCTTTCTACCTACGGCAAGAAGGTATGATTCGGTAGTTAAACATGGGGCTTTAGTAGATTACCATGCTCGAGCAGCAATTGCTGCTACCGTAGATGTAACCTTATCCAGAAGCATTACGGGTAATTCCATTGGAGCCAAGTTAATTATACCTCAGGATACTCTGTTTACAGATTCTAGTGGTAACTCCTGGTTATCTGCTAGAGACGTAACCTGGTATTCAAATGTAACTACTTGTAAAGTACCAATAGTTCAACATGAGAAGTATACTGCAAGTGCTCTTAATAACATGGTAATACCCACTGGAGATAGAGTTATAATTAATCTTGGTACTCTACCCAATGGTAAGTATTATGAACAAGGCTCTATGTCATTGCAGATAGGTGGGAAAACTTGGGTATTGGTAGATACATTTGCAAAATCCAAACCTACAGACAAACACTTTATGGTTTCAGTAGATGAGGCACTTAACCCTTATATAATGTTTGGGGATGGTACCTTTGGTAAGAAACCGGCTGCAGGTGCAAAGATAACCAATGTAGTATTCTACTTAACTAATGGTGCTCAGGGTAATGTAAAGAGTAATACCATTACATCTGTACCTTCAGTAATCTCCTCTTCAATTACGGATGCTACAGTAAGTAACGCTTATGATGCTGGAGGTGGTTCAAACTATGAAAACTTTACTATGCTTAAAGAACATATACCTTTGAGTGTAAAGACTTTGGGAGTAGCAATTACTAAAGAGGATTTCGAAAGTTTGGCCATGTTAGTTGAGGGTGTAAACAAAGCTAAAGCAGATTATGAATGTGGTAGAAAGCTTACAGTATATATCAGCCCTGATGGTGGAGCTGTTGCTTCTTCTGAATTAATCAATAGGGTATACAATCTATTATCTCAAAGAGCTCCTATGACCACATGGTTAAAGGTTAAATCTGCAGGTAAGGTTCAGATTATTCTAGAGATGGAAGTTACTGGTAAGAAGTCTTATAAGACTCCCGAGATACAAACTCAAATTCTTACAGCATTATACAATGCCTATTCTCCAGAGCAAGCTCAGATAGGTGGAAGCGTAAGGTTATCAGATATCTATGCCTTAATAGATAACTTATCAACAGTAGATTACCTTCACCTTACTAAGTTCTATATTAAACCTTGGCCTACTACCATCTACGGTAATAAAGAATTGAACTTGGGTCAGTTTAAATTGAATAAGGCTAAAGGGTCTATGACTTACTATATTACCTTCAATTCATCAACTACTTTTACAGTACGTTCAGTATTGAAGGGTTATGTAACTATTGGCTCAGTTGGTAGCTCTATTCAGATTATCGATAAAGCTAACGGTTTTGATTTCTCTTTGGACATTCAGAACAATAGTTATCAATCAGGTTATCGGTATTCCATTACGGTATCAGAACCTAACCATGATTATGAAGACCCAGGTTTTAATTTACCGGTATTCGAAAATGCTTCACAGTTAACATTAACAGTAAACGAAATAGTATAAGATGGTGAACCTTAAAAATCTAATTGATTTTTTACCCTTTGAATATAAGGACCAAGACACTTATAAGGTAAATGGTAAAGGCATCTTAGAAAGGTTTCTAGAAATTTGTGGAGAGCATTTTGAAGATTATATTACGAAGGACATTGAGAACATTCTGGATATTATTGATATAGATAAGACACCAGATATGTACCTCAACTTCCTTTGGCAATTTCTTGGAGAAATGCCCTTTGCTTATGGGAACACTATAGATGCACAGAAATGGGCAGAGTACTTTAATGGGTTCTACTCCGATGCTAAACTCCAAGAGTTATCTAAGCTTTGGATAATACCAAAGGAGGGACCCTTTACTTTAACCAGTACTCAAGTAAGAAACATCCTGAAGTATTCGATATCTCTTTTTAAAATAAGAGGTACCTCTGAGTTCTTCGAAATAATGATGAGGCTGTATGGGTTAACCTGCGTAGTAACTGACCCTGCAAAGGCTGATAGTTATGATGGTTGGGTAAAAGGTAATCCGCACTTTGACCAGTATTACCATTATGACGATAAGTATACCTATGATAATACTTTCGATTGTTCTCAATGTATACCGGTAACCTTTAGACTTACCGGTCATGGATATACTTCGAACTCGGCGGCTTTCAGAAAATTTAGAGAAGCCGTAGAGGCTTTCTTTAAAAGATTCATACCCTATCATGTATCTTTCGATATTCAATATGGGTTTACCGTAAATTATGGGTATACAATTAAAGCTGAGTTAGTAAATCCGGACCAACCCAATCTTATTACTTCAGAGGTATATGAAGTACCGGTAAAGGTAACTGTAACTTCAGATTGGATAAATGCCGACCTAAGATATCAGATATCCAGTGATAATATAAATTGGGGTTACACCAAACATGAAAGTGGTTCTATCTTTAACATACCCAGGTCAGGTACTTATTATTTTAGAAGTGTGGGAGACCCTACTAAGGTAACCCAAATCACCGTTAATCAAGAATCCTATAATCGAGTATATTCTATTACTTGCGACCCAATTACTGGAAAGATAACTCCTACTAACCTAAAAGTAAGTACAGTAGTAAGGGCAAATGTATCTTATAAGGGTACAGTGAAAACTTGTAATGTACGATTATCTGGTACTGATATAGTGAAAGTCTCTGGTTCAACTTGGGAGTTTTCCGAACCAGGTACCTATATATTCGAGGTAGTAGAGTTCCCAGTGAAGCAAACTTCTTTTGTCGTAACTCGAGAAGAGGTTACATATAAGGTAAGATGTACACCTTCTGAATTTAGAGTTGGGGATAAGCAAAGTATTAAAGATGCTACCACTACTCTTACCATTGAATCTAATTATCCAGAATCATTTACTGGTGAACTATACTGTAAGCTAATTGGTGATACTAAGTTGTTTAAGAACGGGGATAAGTTTACTGCTAATAGTTATGGTACTTATAAGTTTAAATGTACACTGGATAAAAGGGAAACAGATGAAGGTGTAGGTATATTCGAAGTAGTATCTGGTAAGACTGCAGTATATAGAATTACGGTTAGCCCACCAACAGTTACATTATTCAATGGCTCTGCCAAGACTACCGTAAAGATACAACGTATCTCTGGTAATGGTGATGATTATAGAGTAAGGGTAATTGAAACTGGAGAAACCTTTGATGCTCAGAATGGATATGTATATACTGCAAATAGGGCAGGGACTTATACCTTCCAGTCAGTAGCTTATCCTACTGCTAAGACTACTCTGGTAGTTAATAATTCTCCAGTAGTATATCAGAATAAATTAAAGATAGTTCCTTCGGATGCTACCGACAGTCATTGGAAAGAACCCAACTGGGCATTACCAGAAGACCAAATAGATGATACTTATGCAGTATACCAACTATTGGATGAGAAGTCTGCTTGTAAGTTCCATCTTGAGGGAATGAAAAATGGGGTTAATGTAAGTGGTACTGCTACTTGTGATGAGAATGGGGAAACCTATAACCTTGATGAAGAGATTGTTCTTACCAAGGCTGGGACTTATACCTTTGTGGCAGATGATGGTTCTTCGTTAAGATGCCAAGTAATATTGGAAGATTATTCTACAATCATTGAGATTTCTTGTACACCCACTTATGCAGAACTAAAGGGGAATGTTAAACAAGTATCTACTTTAATCAAGTGTACTTCTAATAAACCTGACTTCGATAGTCGAATAAGGGAAGTTGGTAAAGTAACTACTTATGATGCAGGTGGTGCTGGGTATGAATTCGTTACTGCCCAAGCTGGTGAATATATCTTTGAATCTGTCGTAGATACTTCAAAGAGAACTAAGTTCACCGTAGTAGATGCAGACCTTTTAAGTGTTAGTCCTCAAAAGTTAGAATGGGAACATGATGACCTCTCAGAGAAAACATTTACCATTACAACTTACAGTAATCAATCTTGGCAAATAGTAGAACAATGATAAATTCAACAATCGATAGAATAACAGAAACCACAACTCAGTCTTTATTCAAGACATTCACTGTGGGTATATTGGGAGAGTGTACACAAATATTGTATGATTTGAGATGGATGATAATCCTTGCAATAATTCTAATCCTATCAGACTTATGGTTTGGGTTATCGGCAAGTAGGTTACAGAAAATCGAAATTCGAAAATCTAGAGCTGGAAGAAGAACTTTAAACAAAATAGTAGATTATATCTGTTATGTTCTACTTGGTGCTGTACTTGGTAAAGCTATTGGGGAACCCTATGGGATGAACCCAATAGTGGTATCAATAACGGTTATGGTAATATGCTACTGTTTCGAAGTAGATAGTATATATGGACACATCTGTGAAATACATGGTATTAAGAAACGGTACAGTATATGGAGAATACTCTTTAAATTGTTAACCTTCAAGTTCAAGGAGGTAGGTGAAGCATTTAAAGATATGTCAGAACAAAAGAATCAATTTAAAAATACTAAGGACAATGAAGACGTACTTTAAGTATGAAGGTATTATTAAATCAAAGGAAGCAGTAGAGGCAATTGCTGCTCCTTCTGGTTTAGGACCATTCTGTGGATTTGGCTCAGCTACCATAAATGGTAACAAGTTAGTGGTATCTCCTCAAGGAGTTGCTGGAAGTAAGTATGCCAATGTAATCAAGGATAGGATTATGGCAAGGTATATGGCAAAGGCTTCGGAGGATGGAGAATTGCCAGATGTAAACTTTGGGTGTATTTCAAGAGATGGGTATGTATTTATATCTGATGAACCAACTATTACTATTGAGAACATCCAAGGTACCCAAGGTTCAACAGAAGAAGTATTACTCTTTGCAGTACATACTATTATCCCCGAACCCGTAGATAACCCCGTAGACTTTGTAGCTTATTGGAATGAATCTTCCGAAAGCTTCTACACATTGTTCAAAAAGTCCCTGGATATTTATTACCCGATTGCCGAAGAGAATCGTACACCGGATATCATTAATAATGATGTATATTCTAATTACGATATGACCTATAGCAATCTTCTAGAGATGGTAGAGAGTGCTTGCCCTTATTACTCTAATAATAAAACTTCCGTTGTTCTTATCGGAGTATATGGTAAGGGTACTGATGTAATGACCAAACGAAACGAGAACTTTGCTATCGTACCCTATCAAGGTAAGTTTCAAGAAATCCCTTATACTACTGCTGCTCAGAGTATGATGAGGGAATCAGTGAAAAGGGTAGAACAGATAAATTCAGGCTTTCCAGTAGTAGATGAATCGGGTACTAAGTTAAATATCAAGCAATACATTGATAGTCAAATTGAGGCTATCAGAAAAGAATTCTCTGAAGCTCTGAGTACTGCTAACTTACCAATCGGTTCTATTATTCTTTGGGAAACCGATGTAATACCCGATGGTTGGGCAGAATATACTAAGGCAGCTGGTAGAATAGTTATTGGTTACCAAGCTGGAGGTGTTCAGATTGGGGATGAGGTAATGTTACAGAATGTTGGGGATTACTATACACCCACTAAAGGCAATTTCTTAATCTCTATTAAAGGTGATGACCTTCCTAAGCATAGGCATGCTCTTGGTGTATCTAAAGGTAAACAAGATAATGCCAATAACTGGGAGAACGTTCGTCCTCAATCTTTCTTTAATAGGGAGACAGGGTTGAATGGTGATTTCGGTAGAGGAACCCCTACCAAGGGTATTCAAAATGGTGCTATCGTAGTAAGCTGGAATCTATTAGGGGAATCTTTCTTACAGGAAACTTCGGTAGAAACTTTGGATATTGAAAAATTGCCACCGACTATTACATTACGATATATCCAAAAGATATCATCATAAAATTAAAACTCATGTGTATTATTTGTATTGTTTAAGAGTAAACATTTGTTTACAATCTGTGTTTTGCGTAGTAAAAATTAATTGAGAGAGGGACGTTGGGAAACGCCCCTTTTCTTTTGTGTTAATACTTAAGTTCTTCTTTAGCTCGGTCTTCCCAATATTGTATATCTTGTCTAAGTTCCGAGATGTATCTCATAGACTCATTAGTCTTAGGCATTTCGAAAAATTCGATAAGCATTATATTAGTTATTCGAGTACTATTTTCAAGCCTTTCCTTGATAAAAGGGGGAGGAGTAATTAATACCTCAAACAAAAGATAGGCATCTGGAGAAAGCTTATCCTTCATATAGGTATACATCATATCAAGCATTTCTGATTTAGCTTTCTCTTCTTCGGTATCATCCTCTAATTCTTTATCATTATCAAATAAGTCATCGAGTTTAAAGAGGCTTTGATTATACTCTGCCTGTTCTCCGTATGCAGAACGAAGCAATTTATTTTTGAATGTACTAAGTGATGCAAGGATTCTTGCTTTAAGATGTTCTTCAGTACATTCACCATAGTATTTGTTGAAAACAAATAACATCTTATCCCAGAAATAAGATTGGATAATATCCGGTGTAAGATTAAACCGTTTATAATCAATCTGTCTGGTAAGGTTTCTAATTACTGGCTTACAAACTTTATAAAGTCTATTGAAAGTAGCTTCATCATATTCTTGCATAGGTTTTAATCGATGAAGCTCTGAACCGTTATTTCCTTTACTTTTTCCCATGTTTTTAAATATTCGTTATGCAAATATAAGTATTTTTTCTTATATAAAAGAATAATATTAAATATTCGGGAGCTTAAGGTAGTGGATTAGTAGTTTCTAGATAGATGTCAACATACTTAGAACTATCTCGGTACTATCAAAATCTATTAGTTTATATAATATTGCAATATAGATATGAAGAAATTTAAAGACAACATCAAGTTCAGTTTTTCTCCTGAGTTTCAGTTCGAGATACTCAGGTTTGTTTTAAAAGATAAGGAAGGAGGATTAGTACTCAAAAGGATTAAATCCAATTACCTGGTTCTCATAGAACACTCCCTTATCTTTGAGGGTATATCAAAATATTTTAAGAAGCAAGGCAGAATGCCCTCCGAGAATATCTTAAAGGAAGTATTAAAAGAGTTACTAGAATCTAAAACCTATGTGGATTTGGTAACTAAAGATGATATACCCAATATTAATAAACTAATAAGGAATCTCTATCATATACCCCTATCGGATTCTGATTATATAAAAGAAAAGATATATCAGTTCTCTACTTATGTTGAGATGAAGAACTTAAATGATTCCTTCGATTTGGATAACTTCGAACAATACGAAGAGTATTCGAGGAAGATTGAAAAGGTACTTCAGAAAAGTAAACCTAAGAAAGAAGATGAACCTTTATATATGATTCGGGATATTACCGAGAGACAGTTTAGAAGACAATCAGAACCTTCAGTTATACCTTGCCCATTTAGGCAGTTGAATGAACTAACTAATGCAGGAGGTTATCCAGAGCATTCTGTTAATGTGATACTAGATAAACCCAAGGCAAAGAAAACCTTCTTTATGGTAAACCTTGCAAGAGGTTATCTCAGAATGAAGAAGTCTGTATTATATATTGATACAGAAAATGGTCAAGAACAAATCATGGATCGTTTCATTCAATCCAGTATCAATAAAACTAAGAAGGAATTATACTCTGGTGAGTATGATAAACTTGAGGCAAAGCATTTAAGGAAACTTGCAAGGTTTGGAGTTGAATTAGTAGTTGAGCGTGTACCAGCGATGATTACTAATACCACTTATATAAGAGAGAAGATAATTCAGCTTCGTAATCAAGAGATTGATATTAAAGTTCTTATGGTTGACTACGCTGGTAAACTTGCATCAATAGCGGGGGATAGGGAAGATTTTGAAAGAATATCTAATGTATATGTAGACCTTCAGAATCTGGCAGAGGAATTACATTTAGATATTATATGGACTGCCCATCACATTACTCGTGAAGGTAAAAAGCATAGGCTTACTAGATATGATGAGAATGATATATCTGGTTCAATTGCAATCGTTCGTAATGCCCAGGTTATCATGGGTCTTAACTCTACTGAGCAAGAAGAAAAAGATAATATTCTTCGAGCTGAGATAGTAGTACAAAGGGATGGTCTTCCTTCCGGTAGAGCATTATTCAAATGCGATGTCGAAAGGCAAAGATGTACGGAATTTACAAGGGAACAACGTAAACAATATGATGAAATATACGCTAGTACTTTAGATAAGATGATGACGAAAGAACAGGGCAATCCTTCAGCAAATAGGGAAAAGTATGAGAAGAAATCGGGTGATATATAATAGGAATCTATCTCACAACGTAAATGGTTGGGCCATTCGATGTGGAGGATTTAAAGAAACTAAGGAAGTTAATTCGTAAAACAATACGAGAACATGAAAATAACCAATCAGTTTAAATCTAGACTAAGAACTTACTTCGTTAAACGATTAGGGGCATTCGATTATAAGCACGGATGGTTACGTATCCCAACTTGCCCCTATTGTGGGAGAGAACATAAATTGGGAGTTAACCTTTCTATGTATAGAACTAATTGTTTTCGATGTAATGCCCATCCCTCTCCTTCCCAATTAATAATGGACATAGAAGGATTTACCGAGTACCCTGAACTAATTAATTTTTTGAACAATGGCCAATTTGATGAACTTCAATTTAAGGAAGAAAAAATCGAACTTGCCGAGAGTAAGCCAGTATATCTCCCTGAGGGGTTTAGAAACATTTCGCTTGGAGACAGCCAACTTGCAAAAAGCATTCGTGGATATATCAAGAAACGCGGCTTTAACATCGAGAAGTTTTCAAGATGTGGTATCGGATATGGAACAAGCGGTTCAACGTATGGGTACCTTATTATACCCTTTTATTACAAAGGCCAACTTAGATATTACAATGCTCGAAATGTTATCGGCAAAGGGCCCAGATATAATAATCCAGACAAAGACATCACCGGTTTGGGAAAACAGTTTATCATTTTTAATCATGATGCGTTGGAGATGTACAGGTCGGTATTCATTTGCGAAGGAGCACTTAATGCCCTTACTCTCGGAGATAGAGCAATTGCCACCATGGGTAAGGCTATATCTGCATTCCAGGTCAATGAGTTACTTAAATCCCAATGCGAGAGATACATTATATTGTTGGACCCAGACGCAAAAGAATACGCAATTAGCTTGGCTCTCAAGCTTGTTGCATATAAAAAAGTCAAGGTGGTGTTTCTACCGGAAGGATTCGATGTAAATGACTTGGGAAAAGCTAAAACACTTAAGTTAGTATATGCTACCAGGTACCAAAGTTATCAAGAATTGATATCAATCAGAAACTCATTGAAATAGGGAGTTCCTATTATATTATAAAATAATATATTAATAACATGAATATAAAAAATAGAATTAAGGTATCCATATCAAATATAACAAAAGCT